TTTGAATGACATTCTTCAAAAGGTGACTGGAGATCGAGGTCTCATGGTTTTGGATTTCTAAACATATATATGGTGCAAGTGCACCATATATTACAAATATTAAGTGAATCTTTTTGCAACACTAAATGAACCCACAACTTGTAACACTAATCGTGATTATTGTCATTATCATTATCATATTTCTTTTGGTACAAAATACTGATCACAGTCACCATAGAACGAAATCTCCAAAATCAAGCGCTTTTTCCGTAAAAGGTTGCTGTCCAAGTGATCCTCATGATGATCATGAACATCACGAATGTGATTGTCCTCCCGGTGCTACCGGATTAACAGGTGCAACGGGACCTGCTGGACCTCCAGGTGCTACCGGAGCAACGGGAGCTTCTGGAACGAATGCTGTAATTAATTTTGCAGATTTCTATGCACTTATGCCAGGTAACAATGCTGCTACTATTGCTGCTGGTGGATTTGTTGATTTTCCACAAGATGGACCTAGTTCTGCTGGTGGATTAATTTCAGGTTTGACTGTTGACACTTTCAATTTGACAAACATTGGAACCTACGAGGTTAATTTTCAAGTGAGTGTTAATGAAGCGGGACAGCTTGGTCTCAATTTGAATGGGACTCTTATACCTTACACTGTAGCTGGAAGAGCTACAGGAACATCGCAAATCGTCGGAGTGTCATTGATTACAACAACTTCTGTAAATTCCGTATTAGCTGTACAAAATCCTGCTGGAAATAGTACAGCATTGACGATAACGCCTTTAGCCGGCGGAACTCATAGTGTCTCAGCTAATATTATTATTAAACAAATCAATTGAACATTATGAGTTCATAAACAAGGTGAGAAATGAGTTGCTCTAATCTATCAAACGAGGGTAAATTTTGTATTGGATTGTCACTCATTCTGGGAAGTGTACTCTTAGCAGCATGTATGTTAGTTGGTCTTGGAAACAATGAGACAGATATAGAGCAAGGTAAAACATTAATGTTAGTAGGAAGTATCTTATTCTTGTTGTTCTTTATCGCAATCTGTACTTGGTGCGTCGCATGTTTTCATACTGACAGCAATGATAGAAGTGTTATCATGGGACCAGTTTAGTTATCATCATCTAAACGAGATAGAAACTCTTGAATCTGTAGATTCGACATAGTTTCTAACATTTGTTTTCTTTCTTCTGGTTTTATCAATCCGAGTTTCACCTTATCTTCAAGTTTTCCTCGAAGATAAGAGTCGAAACGCATAGCTCGTTCATCATCATCATGTGTTTCCGCACTTTCATAAAAAAGTGTCACTTGTCGTAGCGGATCAAAAGCCGGAGTGAGACTCATTTATTTTAAGAAGATTCAATTGATATCTAATTAGATATCAATTGAAGTGTATTTACTTTGATTTGTTGCAAAGCTTCTTATGTCTAGGCCAATCATTCTTCTGACATGTTACATCGCAATAGATGACACTTGAGCATTTACTGCAGTGATTCCATTTACCTGCTGGATGTCTTTTAGAACACCAAGCACAATACATTTCTAGTACGTCACCTTTTTCAGAATAGAAATACATACGAGTATTTCCCTTCTTTGCTTCTATTCGCATTCCACATTCTAAGAAAGTTGTTTTAGCATATGCAGTTTCTGCTGTTGAAATAATACCAACACGCTTAAGCTTGAGATGATACTTCTCTTCAATGAAGGTTCTGTGTTCAGCTTGAAGTTCGCAATATTCAAGAAGTTTGATAGATAAGAATTCATTAGCTGGAGCATATTGAACTCCGTGTTCAATCTCAGCATAATATGTTCCTCCATTAGTTTCAAAGATTCTGAATTCTTCTTCATGTCGCTTCAGTTGTGACAATTGATAAGGTGTAATACTCTCTAAGAAAGCTTTGACATCTTCTTTCTTTACGATTCTCTGAATTGTTGCACCAGATGTTCCGCCATAGATAAATTTGTGTAGTTGAGGATTCATTTGAATTGGTGCTGTTTCACCAATCTTAGATTCACGAATAGGAAGGTGAACTATTTCAGTTTTGTCGAACTTTCGAGTAGCCATTTGATTTTGGAATAACTGTTTCTAAATAATCAAATATCAAAAATAACATGAAGAGAGCACGGGAAGATACCCTTTACAGAGTTGAATATACATACGAGAAGTCTCGAGAAAATATTGATGTACTCGTTAGTGATGGCGATAACATTCTAGAACATGCGCTCTCATTGATTCAAGAAAGCGAACCTAATGTGAAACTGAGTGATATTACTTCAATTGAGGTCGCATCGAGTTGCGATGCTTGTCGTAATGATGCTTCAGGTCAGCAAGATCATATGATGATTGGCGGATGTATGTATGTTTCAAGTTCATCGAGTCCACCTTCATCTCTTGCTTTGTAAATTATTTGAATATTCTACGTGAAGCTATCTCACTTATGAGCAAAGTTGGATACTCAGTATTTCCATCGCTTATACTTGGAAATGTACTTGCATCAACTACATGTATGTTTTCGTTTTCTTTTAACGAGAAATCTGAATTGATAACATCTTCATATCTACACGTACTACAATAATGATCTGTTAGAGAGACTCCAGTCTTAGCATTGTTCAAGAGTTCTGTATAATCATTATTCGCGAAGACTGTCTCAGAAGGAAAGAGTGCTATGAGATCTCTTGCATCATGCTTTGTTCCAGTCTCTTTCATCTTGTTATATATCTGTCCGAAATATTGTAATAGCGCAACTATGGAATTATTATCATCTGTAGAGGAAAATAAACCCATATCAATGTTGATGTCTTGTTGTGGATCACTTGATAATGTTATAGTACCTCTCGCTTTTGGAGTAACATTCCATCCTAAAAAGGTTATGAAGTTGTAACCTTTTGCTTTATAAGAATTGACATCAATGCCTTGAGATTCCAAGAAAGTGAAGTTTGTTAAAGTCGAACCAGATGTCACTATCTGCCAATTCCTATCGATCTGAGATACAGAATTAGAGACAAATGCAAGAGGTCCGCTCGAGAAATCTCCATTACTACTATTATCATTATATCGAACAGCTAGTACCATTGTACAACCATAATGTTCTGTAAGGTTTTGACCTATGTCTGGATTCACGAATCCAGATCTTAACAGGATTGAAGGAGTTCTTATAGCACCAGCAGCCATGATTATCTTCTGTCTTGCTAATATTGTCCTTCCATCCTTCAATATAACTGTTTTTCGTTCAATATGAGATACATCTGCAAGTTCTATCAAGTTTAACTTTTTGGATCTTGTAGAAGGAAGATAAGCTCTATTGACGCTTGCTCTCATACCAAGAACCTTGTCAACAAAGAGTTGAGGTGTATCACATACACATGCTCCAATTCCACTGTTATAATCATCTACTAACATCAATCCTTGTTTTGTTTTTATGAGTGCATCATGAATCCACACTGAAATGTTATTGTTAGCTCTCAAAGGTCCAATATTCTGAATGACATCAATGCCTTGCTTGATTTCTTGTACACCCTTTTCTAATACTCGTCCAACTGAAGGCAATATACGACTTATGATGTCTATCTTGACTGGTAGAGGTGTGATGTCCATTAGCTTGTCTATCTCTTGATGTATATCAGCAAATTCTTCACTTGAAATGTTGAGTTGATGCAACCACTGTGTTTCGTAAAATGCTTTTGATGCCTTGACGACCAAACCAAAGTTGTGACTACTTCCACCTCCTGACATTTTTGCTACACTGCATATGACACCTGCATCTTCTGGAATTAAGACTTCGCTATAAGGTTCAGAATAAGCAATGCTGAGGGCAGCTTCACTGCGGTAGACATTTCTATCATTTCTGTAATCTCTACCTCTTTCTAGAATTACAATGCTCTTCTTTGGATATCGATCATGAAGACGTTTAGCAACAACACAAGCTGCAACACCACCTCCGATTATGACAACGTCAGCTTCTTTTGGTAAATCGAAGTTATGACTAAGACCAGTCAAGATTGTCTCGATGATGATCCAAAGTATTATTATGACGAGTATCAGTATGATAAGATGTTTTATTCTCATTTAAGAATGAGAATAATTGTGTTCAGTGTTTGTGAGGAACGAGGTATATGTCTAATTGACCAAATGATCCTGTTGTGAGTGAGATTCTTAATGGTTTCTCTCCTTCACAGTAGAGTCTAACATTCCTTGACATACTACAACATTTGTGAACAGGTCCTATGTTTCCTTTGATCAAGAATTTCTGACTATAAGATATAGGCATCTTCGCATTCCAAGAGATTCCTCCAAAGTTGAAACTCTTTGAGACTTGACCATTAGTAGCAGTGACACGAACTGCATTTTGACTATTAGCACCTTTTTGACTCTGAACTGTCATAACTGCAGATTTTGTAGCACCACCTGCTTTGCATGCTTTTTGAAACTCAGCTGCGGCACCTGTGGCAGTTGAAAGTTCCGAGATATATTGGACAGGTGCAACTGGATTAAGTTTCTTAGCAACTTCTGGGTTGTCTTCATCCAGTAATGTCACATAGTTCTCAATATCTCTTCCTTTTTCGAGATTCTTGATTCCAATCCAAAGCTTTGATGGATCGTCTTGATTGATATAGAGATGAATAATATCTTTCTTGAGGATACCCGAGCATCCTTTCTGAAGATTCGAAGCTTCCATTGGCATAATAAGTTCAGCTTCAGGATCATCTTCAATAGCTTGAGGTATCACAAACTGGTGAAAATGGGCACGAGGTAAAGATAGATTGATCAATAATGTTGGTTCGATACCTGACTTGCCGTTGTCTACGTTACAATAGAGACCATCCTTTCTCAAGCGAAAGACTACAATGGATAGTGTATTGTAGAAAAATTCAGCGAGTCCTTTGATAACACTCGATTCTATGGTTTGTAAGAATACAATATGATCAGAATTTGAAGTATCTGCATGAACAGTAGGTTCATCAGATTGTTCTACAGCTTGAGGATAACCTGTCTCGTGATCGACGTCCATTTAAAATTTTTTCGCACTTTCAATGTTGGTGAAATTTTTTTAAACACAAGTGGTCTTCAGAAGGTCTCTCCTTCTAAACTGAGTACCCAATTTTACTCTGACTCATAAGTCTCAATATAACTGTCGACATTTACGATGATGTACTGGTCCATCATCTTTAATACAGTCTTCACAGAACACGTTACCACCATTACAGTTTCGCCTACATCGAACCGGTTTTATTGTCGTTAACGTTCCTGTTTCATTACATATAGAACATCTATTATTGCCATTTTCTATGATTAATTGAGCTCTAAGATTGGTGAGTTTGTCAAATGTCAGCCTGCTCAATACATCCGGATAATCTGTGATTAAGCGCTTTATGATGTCATATATGGAAGTACCCACAATACTTGTTAATAATTCGGGACAATCACGATATGTGCAATCTTTATCTGATATTTTTCGAACTCCACAGATTTGACAATAGTTTGTTTCAATGCCATTATCACGCGCTATATTGACTGGGTCTTTTCTCCAAGATTCTTCTTCATCAGAAGAATCTTCATCTTCTTTTTTGTTGTCCATTGTTCTTTGAATTTGGTGTTATGATTGATTTGTAAATCAATATTTTTAAGTTCATCATGTAATGAAAGAAAGAATGATTAGAATTGTCAGAACGGAGATTGATGGTGAGTCCGATCACGAGTTAGAAAAAGAAAGAAGAGTTTTGAAATCTCTTTTGAGATTCTTTGCATCGAAAGAATTCATCAAAAACACTGGACTTCTCACAGATCAAGAGTTTGAATACGTGTTTCGTTATGAACAATTCATAGCTTTGGATGAAGTTGAAGAATGTCAAGCTAGATGTTTTTGTATGAAAGAAGATGTTGATGCATATGAACACATACAATGGAGCGATTATGTAACTACGCCTATGGTTTGGTGCGATTCTTGTGGTGCTAGATCTGTTATATGTATTCATTGTCAACCTGAAATTGAAGTCACTGAACTAGGTGAAGGAAGGAGGACAGTAGTCTATAATTATCCTCTGATGAAAGTGGAGAAAGTTCTGAATACACAGCTCCATTCTTGGCAATGGACGAAAGAACTTGCGGATCTCTATTTATCTGACTTTCTCAAGTTTCGTCAAGATCCCAAGATGTATTACAATGATGCATTGAAGGCTGAAAAGGAATTTGCAGCTCGGATAGGTCTTAAATCAAGAGATGATGAGGAAGACATTGGTTTTGATGACCTCTGGGATATTGCTCCAATAATAGATTCGCTTGATGGGCAGAAACCTCCTATTCCATTGGATATGAGACATGATGGAACAAATGTATACTTTCTTTGTTATCATGAAGCATGTCAAAACAGAGTGGTTGTTCGCTATTGGGGTGATTAAATAGCATGATTACAAAATACTTTGCAAAAATTAACATTATAAAGATTTGTTTTGACTGATAAACCATGGATCCAAAGAGCGGTTGGGGCAGGGGCCAATGGACATATCTCCATTCTATTGCTGCCGTAGCAGATTCAGCTCAGGCTATTGCAGATGTTGTTGCTTACATTTATGCAATGGCTAAGACTTTACCTTGTCCAAAGTGCAAAAGACACTTTGCTGAAAATCTTCAGAAGTATCCGATTGAAAACTACACATCCAGCAATCAAACATTGTTCATGTGGACATGGATAATGCATGATGCAGTCAATTATGCAACAAATAAGCCTAGACCTACGTTCCAAGAGATCTTCAAGCAATATTTTGATATTCCTCAAGACAATAATGTTGGTGAATTTGAGAGCGATTATCAAACTCCTATATGTCATGATGTTTGTACTGCAACTGCTGCTAATGCCAATCCTGTTAACTTCAGTGGATCCAAATCATCAAGTAAGACACGATTTATAACTAAGAATAGTAGAGGAATGAAGTGAAAACTAATAATAGGAAAATATTAATCAAAATAAATTAAATAACATTCAAATGTTTCATGACATTCATCGGGCAATCGAGACTAGGCGCACCGGTTTAGATGTTTTAGCTGCTACTTATCCAGCAGGTCGTAATATCCACAAAGAAATTGAGATTCGATATAGCAAGTATGTGACACAACCAGGTGATAATGGTATTCGTCAGCCAGATCTCGCTGCCCTCAGAAAGGAATTAGATACTATGTGTACAGCTGATCCAGAAAACTGGACACGTGACCCTGTTTACGATCCTAAAAATCCGACACACAGTAATTTCGACATTGTGAAGCTTAAGGTTGGAGGATATCGTGATATTCTCGTTGATACAGACATCATTAGAATGCTAAAGATTCCAGTTAAGCCAAATGATGCTGCACGAGATTATATACCTGAACCTGAAGATGCCAAATATCCTTTTCGCATTGCATTTTCACTCGAGATCACTGATCAAAACTTTAACGGAGAAGAACAAACCGAATCTCGTCAACGTAATCGTATCTCATATATCAAAAAGAACGCTCAAGGAGACCTATTTCGCATTGATACTACAGAAGTTGTAGAATCAGTAGGTGCCATAACACGCAACAACAAGTTTGAAGTAGAAGTTGAAATCATTCAACCTTTGATCTTAGGTCCATATGTTGCAGAAATCGATCTATATCAACCTTCAGCTATGGAACTCGAGATTGAAAGAATCTCAACATTTATCATATGTCATCTGAACAACACAAAACTGCTGTATAACATAATTGAGATGAAAAGTGTTCAAAGATTCATTAGTGCTGCATTGACTTCGAAGAAGGAGGCAGTAGTATCTGATGCTTACATTCCTCCAGGTCCAATTAATAAGCCTGTCGATATGAGTTGGGAAGACCTCTTCTCAGGTACAGCAAAAAGCTTCTTCACAGATTTAAATTCAGATGGTAATGGTCCTCCAACATATACAGTGACTGTCAAGCTCAATGGTACGCGTATGTTAGTCTATTATTCGAATTTTGGAGTATATCTATTCAATCCCATGGCAGGAATTCTCAGTAAGATATCGAATCGTCCCATTCCAGAACTTCAAGAGACAATTCTTGATGGTGAGCTCATCATGGAAGGAAGCATGGTTACGTGCAAAGTGTTCAAGCTTTATCTCTTCGATTGCCTCTTTGTCTGGAATCCAACTGGACGTCAATTGGTAGATATCAGAGGTCTCAATCATTATGATCCTTATGAGAGGTCTCGTATCAAAGCATGTGATCGCATCTCCATAAAGAACAATGCTAATGATATGTGGAATGATAATCTTCGTCTCATATTATATCGTAAAGTCTTCTATCCTATTCACAATCGCAAATCTTTTTATGAAGGAAATACGGCAGCATTGAAGAGCATTGATATCTTTAATCCTGTTGATCAAAGAATTATTGCAATTGAGAATCCTGACCAAGAAGTGTTGTCTGATGGTCTTGTTTACACATTTAATGGTCCGTATCTTCCTCCCATTCAGTATGGAAAGAAACCTCCACCTAATCCTTATTTCAATGATGCGCGATATCTATGCGGGGGACAATTCTTTACTACAGCTAGTCAGAACCCAAGCAAAAATAGACGTTGGAAACCTAAGAACCAGCTTACCATAGATTTCTTAATACGTAACAATGCTGAAGGTGTTTCTGAAATGTTTGTCTTTTGTGGTGGTAAATCGAGTGTCGTCACACCCTTGGTTGCATTTAAGGGTAGTAGAAGATATCCTATATCATCGACATCTGTTGTGACGAAGAATAGAGTTGGAGATTCGAGTGTAACTATTGAAGATGGTCAGATTGGAGAGTTTCAGTTCGACAAGGTTCATCTCACTTTCAAGCCTCTTCGATTGAGAACGGATAAGGTACAACCTAATGATGTTATTACTGCATTGGCAACATGGAAACTTATCAATGATCCCATTCCACGAGGTATCTTAGTAGGTAATATCATAGGAGAGAACATTCTTCGCTTGATGCGTAAGTTTCATGATAACGAGAAGCTCTTTGCGTTTCATACCATTGCAGATGAAGTTGTTCGAGGAGATAGACTTCCTAGACTCATGGATTTGGGTGCAGGTCAAGGAAAGGATGTTTACAAATGGAAGCATGCAGGTCATAATGGTCAAGGATTTGAAGTTGTGGCACTTGAACCTTCTGCTACTCGAGTTCAAAAGCTAGCTGAGACCGTAGATGCTGCAGGTATGAACAATCGAGTCAATATTCTACAAGGAGATGCTAAGGACACAAAGAATATTAAGCGCATATTCGAGAATCTTAGGTTAGCTAAGGTTGATGCAGTCACTATGATGCATTCTTTGACCTTCTTCTTCGACGTTCAAGAGTCCGTGACAGCATTGATCGAGACAATTAAGGCTGTGTTGAATATTGGAGGTGTATTCTTTTGCATGGCATTGGATGGTAATACTATATATCGTGAATTGAGAGGAAAGAAGCAAGTGTCTGTAGGAGGAACTAGATCAGATAGACCTGCTATTTTGATAAACAAAGTGGAAGATCCAAGTGGAAGAGCTATTTTTGTGAGAATGATTGATGCAAAGGATGAGTCGTTGAAGACAGGTCAGCATGAGTATCTTGTTGACTTTGACTACTTTATATCACGTTTAGAAAGTGAAGGATTCGATCTCATTGAAGATAGGTATTTGGGATCTGATAGTATTATGAATGATACTGAGTTGTGGTGGTCTCAAATGACACGCATCGTTAAGTTTCGTTATGTTGGAATTGAAAATAGACGTTCTGAACGTTTGGATCAACTTAAAGAAATTATGGAAAACGCTGCACATCTGAATCAAGCTCAGGTTGACAAACGCATTGATTTTCCTCTTGGCAAGATCGAATTCACTAATGATATGCTCTGTACCATTGGAGTATTAGGTGATGGTTCATGCTTTCTTCACGCAATATTGTATGCTATGAATCTAAGCTATAGAACCATGTCTAGTGATGCAAGGGTTGCAAGGGTTGCTTCTCTAAGAGCAGATTTAGCTAAACTCTTCACACAACAAATATATGATAACATTGGGTTTGGAGCAGTCGCAGCCATTGGTCAAGTTGATTCTAATTGGAGTTATAACACATTGAGAGCAGGATTGTTGAACTACACTCATTGGTTTGGCTTGGAGTTCCTTCAGTTCGTGAGTGATCAGCTCAATATCAATATTCATCTCGTATGGTGGAGAAACGATAAGCTTCAAGTGTATAAACATGCTGAAGATAGAACTCTTTTGCAAGTCAATGGAAGACATTCTGTAGTGTTGTATTGGCAAGGAGGTGCTCACTTTCAACCTGTAGGAAGAGTCAATGGAGATCAGGTCTCTGTGATATTTCGAGACGATGATAGAATGATCACAGCATTATTGTATTAAAATGAATGTGTCAAACTTGACACATTCATAATTATTAGAGCTTAGTGAATCTTACTAAATTTTATTCTTCATAAGAAACATTCAACATCATGAGTGACTCAACTTGTTGCGGAACAACCAAATTAGGTTGTATCAGTTTAGCAATATCAATCACTATGTTTGTAGCATTCTTTGCTGTACTAATCGCAGGAATTACTATTGTTTCTACTCCCTATGATTTTGAAAACCTTCCATACTTTGCTCAAACACAATGCACGCCTATTGCAGTAACTGTAGTCAAAATGCCATTGTGTGAATTTGTTTCAGGAGGAGAAGGTCCTGACAGTTATTATGATCAGTATCTCGCAATATGGAAGTGCAAAGATACAGGTGCTAGTATCATTGAAAACCCTTTCGCTGGGAATAGACAATTGTCTATTGCTCAAAACAGCATTAATGATTTTCCACTCCAAGTGACTCAGAATGTGTCATGCAATACTGTGAATCTTCCAGCTCAATATGCAAACTGGACAAATTTTTATAATTGTCAGGTATGGAATACTTGTATGTATGATATAGATATGATTGAAGATCTGCAAGCTAATGCTCAAGATCGCTATAATCGAGGATATCATCTTTTGTATGCAAGTGCCGGAATTGGAGGAGTTTGCTTAATCTTCTTGACGATATATTTTATTGATCTCAGCAGATGTTGTCGAAAAGATATGACATTCGTTTAAATACGACTTCAGGATTCAAATGAATCCTGAAACTGTCTCATAGACATATGTCATCACCATCATCAGTACCTGAAATATATACACCTTGTCGAAATTCTCCCTTTCTCGGAATAAGAGGTTGCACTGTTGTTATACTTAATGCTCCTAAATTAGAATCTAAAGCTTGAAGCTTCTTGAGATATAATGTGAGTCGTTCTTGTAACTCATCAATGTGACGTTGAGTTGTGTCTTTTCTTTGTTGTTTTACACCTTCATCGCAAAGCTTTTGAAGCAATTCTGTTTTCCTACCGATATCGTCTACTACAGCATTAATCAACTTTAGGCAGATCTCCTTTTGTTGACTCAAATACCAAGATAGTATCTTTCCATTATCCGCAGACACTGTGGATGTAGTCATAGGATTTATGTAAGATTTCATTTCGAAATCCTGCAATTTTTTAAACTCAAAGCTCGAAATGAATATATGAGTTTGGATGATCTTATAAAAATAACCAAATATCTTGAGACTCTAAATACATGTCTGATACAGATGAACATGAAAATAACAAGACTTTTATTGTCTTAGTTATCATATTGTTGATAATTGTATTTGCAGGAGGATTCTATATGGGTAACAGATATTCTAAAGCGAATGTTGCACTTAATACTTCATCAAAGAATTCATATACATCTATATTCAAATGAATGTTCAAAACTTTCCCTTTTGATATCAAATAAAATATGACGTCAAATGAGAAGTTAACAGCAATTTCTTCTTATACTAAGTGTATATGTCAAAACTGTGGCATACCTTCTGATAAGTGTCCCAAAGGTATGTACACTTACACTAAACTTAGTGATGACAATAAGACTATATCATATGTGATATGTGCTATATGTATCATATATGAGGGGATACACCAAGAGATCTTCAACAAGTAACAATAATTCCTTTTTATATTGAAAAGGAATATCATAAATGGACTTGGATTTGCTTTCCTATGGGGTAGAAGATATGGAAGAAGATGAAGAGCCAATTTTTCACAGAAATGAGCCAACTCTTCCGATTGGTGGTGTTAAACCAATCAATTATATTTCTGCAGGATATATGTTCAATTTGTTGAAAGATGATGAAGCTAAGATCATTACTGAAATTACAGATAGAGAAGTGAATTCAACATGTTCTGTTGATCTGGAGAGTTTGTCGATAACTAACCTTGTAGACCTGATACAAAGAGAACCATACAATACTGATTTATTGAAGGTTATGTTTTGTAGTATACAGAATGCTTTTGTTATCAAAGGAGGTGAGGATGCAGATGAAACACTATTCGAAGCAAATACTGTTGCTGTTAATGAAAGCATATCTAAGTTGACTGCTATATCACATGGTAAATTCGGACAAGTTATGAGTGTGACATTCAAACATAATGATGATATCTTTATCATTAAATTACCCAGGAAAGTTGAAAATAGTGGTGATGTAACAAATATACATGAATTCTTTGTAGGTTTGCAGTTGAATGGTCTTCGAGATAAATGTCCTAACTTCATGTATGTATTCGGATTGTTTAATTGTCTGGCACCATTCAATAATATATTCGCAAATAAGATATGCTTAGATGATTCAGATAATGGTATCAAGAAAGATTTCCTCATCGCAGAATATATTCACGGACAAGAATTGGAACGCATATTTATGAACGTCACTGTCTATGATATCATGTGCATCTATTATCAAATATTATTAGCATTACATATAGCTTGGGTTATGTTTGATTTCACACATTATGATTTGCATGTTGGTAATATATTGACAGTCAACCTTGATGACTATTATTTCATACCATATCATGTTCCTTTCAAGAATGGTCAATCAAAGCTTATATATATGAGGACAAGGATTCTTGTAAAGATCATAGATTATGGCTATTCTCATATCAAATATAATGGACGTGATTTTGGATATATACCAGCATTTATTAGTAATCCGAACATTCAGCCTTTAGACTCTTCTCCTATATCAGATTTATATCGTGTCACAGGATCAATTGCACATCAATTACTACACTATGGGAATTTCGATGCTTTTAATGCATTTTGGCCTATGATATATAGATTCCCTTCTGTCAAGAACGCAATAAAAATGGAAATAGGTGAAGAACCTCCAACACCTAAAAATGTTGCAGCAACAATGAATGAACTTCAAGAGGAATTCTGGATGTATAGTCCTGAAAATATGGAAATGGAAACTGATTCCATATTCATTGATCCTATAGGATTAGTCGATATTGATGAGATGATATTATATGATGCCGTACCAAATGGACAGAAAGTCTATTCATGTCGAGGTGATTGCGACAATATAGAGTCTATAAGAGATATTTTGCTTAAATCGACTGCTGCAAAAAAGAAGCGAGTATGATATAAATAATGGACTATGACATCAAAGACGATTTTGATTTGAGAAAAGTAGAATCAGGCTATCGGTATAAGATCTGGGTTAAAGCTCTCAATAAGAAACATAGCAATAAGAGGGAGTTTATGGAAAAAGTTCTTCAAGATGCAAAAGAAGGAAATTTTGTAACAGTTAAGGGTGGACTCTATTATTCCTGTGCTCGTTTTATTAAGAAGTATCATAAGAATTATACCTTTGTCAAGACAGAACATTGTTATATTACTTGTTGTTATGCTTATCCCGAAGATTGTGGTGGAAAATGCTGCAAAGCGAAGTATTGGCAAAAGCTTATTGATGAAGGAGATGGGTGTGGCTGTGACAATCTTCCAAGGAGTAGAATTCATTTGAAGAATTGCTATGATGATTGTTGCAATATTGTTAAAATTATCAGCAAAAGAAAGTTTGATTTATCATGGCGAAATAAGTGATGAATTTCGAGCTAGTCTTGCAAGAGTTATTCATTTGGATTCTTTTCTTCTTTTGGTGTGACTGTAGGAGGAGATGGTTTGATACTCGTTTTCACTGATTCGTCAGGGATTGTATAATCAACACAAAGACTGGTGACACTTCCACTGGAGTCCAAAGAAGAAAAGTGACTCATATTGAAGGTTGTGAGTTTTATTTTAAGAAGATATCTTCTTAAAATGTCCATTAACATTATGTTTAATAATATATTTTGGCGTATAGGATCAGAGCCTATGCTCTATTTTGAGGACGAGATGCCTAAAAAGATGGATATTATAGGCAAGACATGTCTTCGATCACAGTCTATAGGTTCTGATAACCCTTGCATTTTGCTCGTTACGTTGTATGAAGGTAAAGATTCATACACTATGTTCGAAATTCGTAGCGAGACATTAATCAGTTGTGAAGATGTAATTAATTCTGTCAATGAGTATTGCAGAGCTCATGTTCCAGTTTTAATTCGATCTGAGATATATAGCATTGGCTATAGTGCAGGTATGATAGAATTTGATCTATATCAAAGAGATACACGTAGAATGAATTCACCAGAGAATTGTTGACACACTGGACATGTGTTTTTCCTCTTCATGAAACATTGGTCGCAATATAGTATGTGACCACATTTTAATGCCCAACAAGCTATGTTTTCAGAACATATCTTGCATCGATTTATATTATTAGAAACAGGAGCATCGTCTCTGAAGATACATGATATCTCTTTGCCATCAACATTGACTATGGCTCGATTAAAGTCGCTAACAGAAAATCTCAATAGCTTTAATGATTTGCCTTTCTCGTATACAAGATCTCCCTTCATATCAAATAAATTGCTTAATAAGGTTACGTTATGAGTATACACGAAGCCCCCATGTGTAGTTACAAGATCGATATTTAGCAGGTTAAACAATGTTCTTCTCGCTTTTTGAGTTATTGCAAGGAATTGTTGTGTTAACTCTTGATTTTGAACACTTTTGTATGTATCTATTCCAGGTTCCATATCACCAGCATTAGAACCTATGTTATTATAACCAGGAGCTATGAAACTTCCATTAATACTATTAATAGGTACTCTGAATACTGCTTCTTTGCTTAAGTTTATAGGACATCCTACATAGACCTTGTCTTTTTTCCAGTTAAATACCTTTAGAAAACGTTGTGAAAGGACATAAGTTCCTCGAGCACCTCGAAATCTACTTATAGTCATGATATAGTTTAATGGTTCTCCCATAAAGAAAGCAGGTACTATATTCAGAGATACCATTTGCTCCATGTCGTAAGATGCATCTGGTGGATACAATTCAAGATAACATAACATTGTGTTCCATTTGGCTATGAAGAGTTCCTTTGCTTTAGCTAGATCTGTCTTGCATTCATGATCTATATATTCAAGGTCAGGAAAAAATCTTTGTGTCCATGATACCCAAAAACTTACCCTTCTCATAACATCTCTCAAAGATTTACAACATTTGCTCAAAGCATAAGCGGTTCTTGGATATGATTTGACCATCACGAGATGAAACACATCTCGTGTTAACGGTGATTCATTCATTTTGAACCTTTTGTGTTTGCAAATCAGATATTTGCTGAATCGTTAAGCTGTCTTTAGCATCTACGGGTATTGGTATTTCTGTTAGAGTACCCTTGACATGTTCAATTTCACCATTGCGTTCAGCTCGTGCGATTATTTGTGCTACAGTTATACCTGAAGTAAAATCTTCAGGTTTAAGCCTTATCATCTGGAATCCATCTTCTGATTCTTCCTCTGAAGATTCGTAACTTGACATTTTACTATGTTTAAAACATTTTCTTAATTGTCATTAGGCCAAGAAATCTCAAGATATTTGACTATTTTGTTGGAAGTACATATTGGACAAAGTTGAAAATCATCCCAATCATGGCCTCCACGTCTACCATAGCTACATCTATCTTTACTTTCGTATTGACGTAGTCTCAATCCATATGATGCCAAGAGTTCTCTAACATGTCTTGGTAGATTCTTAATATGTACTGCAACTTTTGACACATCGTCAAACTCTATAGAGTTTGCAGCATCAAATAATTCTTGTTTTCGTAAAGGATTTTGATCTTGATTTGCCTTTAATCTTAAAAAATTAATGACTTGTTGTTTATTCAATTGAACTCATTTGGTTTCCCGTTTTTGATCGATTTATAAATGAAATTTGTTCATTTCTCATCTCGAAGATTAGACATCTTGTAAGCTGGTGGTCCTGACAAATCATCTGTCCAGTGATAGCGCGGACCAGACACCGCAGGCCCTTGTTTCATAAACCCATAGAGTGCATTGTTGGAAATTCTCATCGCATTCTGCTTCCGCTTCTCATTTTGTTCTACAGTCTTGGTACGCTCAGTCATTTGAACTCAAAAATGAAGAAATATCAATATTCATTTGAGGTCCATAATAAGATTAGATCTGATGTTATGTCTTTGCTTCTTACGTTGTGATTTTTTCCAATACGTCTCAACTTTAGATCGATATCCTGGAACAGCACCCTTGCTATGCCAAGTCTTCTTGCGATTCTTGTCTATCTCGCGATATTCACCTCGAGTATCATGATCGTCATCAAATCCATGATCATCATTTCTACTAGGAATATACCCGGGAACAGTTCCCTTTTTGTGCCATATAATCCTATGTTTACCAACTTTTCTGCGACACTCCTGATCATCTACGTATTTATTATCAGGGTAGAAGCCCTCCTGTATTTCAAAATGAATGGCTTGAATCTCCATTTCAATCCATTCAAGATGAAATCTCTTATAGTCGAAATCCAACTGGCTCGACATTTTTCTAATTTGTAAATGAATTTAAGGATTTTTCTAATTTCATTTTGAAATCAAGATGGAGGAAAGAACACGTGTCATTATCACTTCGCACAGACCTCTAACCTTTACTCTTATCGAAGAGCTCAGATTGTCTGAACAAAACTTAGACGATGCTGGAATCATTGATTATGAAGATGATATGTGGTATTCTCGAACAAAAGAATTGAAAGAACCCAAGTCAATGGAAGTATCTCCTCCTTGGGCAGGTTTTATTTTCAGTGGTATCAAGAAAAAAGAGGTCCGCAAAGGTGGTGGTACATGGAAGGATGTGAAAGAAGGAGATTGTCTCTTGATTAATGAGAGAGATCATGAAGAGAAGCTTCTCTTCAAGGTTGTTAGTGTTGCAAGATATTCGAGTCTTGAAGCTTGTTTGTTTGAAGAAGGTGTTGAAAACCTCCTTCCAGGAAAAAAGACACTTCAAGAAGGTATTGACGTATATCTTGGCTTTGACAATCCGTCAGGTATAGAACAAAGAAAGGCTGACTTTGCAAAGTATGGTGCTATAGCAATAGAACTCAAGAGAGCATAATTGATTACATATATTGTTTGTTTTTAACATTAAACAAGCAATGCGTCGGAATCCTGAATTGACATCAGCCGAGAATTCTATCAATATTCTTAATGCTATGGCAGGAGAATATGCTGTAACGTATCCTGACGAAGAGATTCCAGAAGAACTTCAACCTAATGAAGCATTGGTTGATGATAGAGTGAGGTTTTTTGCACCTTATAGTGATGATTTCGCTTTTTCATCTGTACCAAAAGGGACACAAATGGTGGTTATTGAATATTTTGCAAATGATCAAACTTGGAAGCATCTTGTTGCTTTGAAGAATTCCGAAGCTAAGAACGACATTGAAGTTCTCTATCTACAGCATGATGGAATCATTGATGGAGAAACATCAGATATTGTTGAGACAATCGCAGCTTTACCAAATCTCAGAGAGATACACTATTGTGGTTACTATGCACAATACTCTAAGGAACTGATTGAAGTGGCACCTCCACACATCAATCTAATACAGATATTCTAATAAAGTTTTTATTATCATAAAATGGATGCAGACAGTTTTTACAGAAAACTGTCTAATTTGTCATTTAAATCTATTGACAGGGCAATGAACTTATATCTGGTACTTAAAGGATATAGACCTGCATATCTGCCTGAAGATATTGGACCAAACGAGACTAACAAAATCGATGAAATCTTAGCAAACTTTGATATTTCAGCAACATTGATAGACAATTTATGGTTTCTACATGTGGAAGAATTACCTATTAGACTGGACGATGAAGACAGATTTGATTATATAGGGAGAATTCTTGGATTTATTTGTAATGATGTAAATGATCCCAGACCAACTAGACCGCTAATTAAGTATGGGTTGTCATACACTGCAAAAATTATGAGACAGAAGAGGAATTTTATGCAGAAAGCTGCAACAATATTGACGCTATACATATGGATATAGATAGAAATTTGGACAACTTTACCAAAGCTGGAGCCGAAATAGACCTTGATGTCTGTATTTGCATAGTCTTATAGACTATGTAACGTTATTCAGATGCTTCGAGATCTTCTTCCAAGTTGAGTGACTCAAGATCTGTTGCAGCTGCTTGTAACATTGTTCTGAAGTTTTGAGGTACGAACTCTGCCATTATATCATTATACGCAACTATTTCTTTCTCGTTGTATTCATCAATGAGTTGCTGTTGCTTGACAACATCAAGATCATCATAGAACCATGTGATAGGATCTGTATTCCATCTAGCAAGATACTTAGATTCAGATTGCTCGACACCTTCAAGTTGAAGAATATGATAAGGACCTTTCATATTTGAAAGCCATGCAAAGAAGTCTGTCATAGTATGAATATTGTTATCATGTATTCTATGTCCAGTGATATGATTAAGAAACAGGTGTTGATTATTAATATCAATCTGATGCCAAAACTGTGCTGCTCTCTTGTTGCAATTACAGAATCTATATACCATCTTCATATAGAGTGGAAATACAGGATCTGTGAATCTATCTTCTGCTTTGATATTAGAAACATCATAGTCAACATCTCCGTGTTCGAACCATATGGTCTTAATATCTTCACATTTAATCTTACTCAAAGCAATGAATGTTGACTTCGATCTCTGCAATGCTTCAATTGAAATCTTTTGCCTCAACATTTATCTTTGCATACAAACAAACATAGTAATCAATACCATACTGATCATTAACATCATTACATGTTTATCTACATCTGATATCTCATTACAGAATTTCTTGTCTCCTTCAAACCCACACCATACTGTATATGGCATTCCAGGATTAAATCTTATGGGAGAATGTTTCAATCGTAAGAAGGGTGTATCTTTGATTCTATCAAAATAGATGATCATTCTGATAGTCTTGCGTGGAACATCATGATGTTCAAAGATACCATATATGATCAATGTACCATTGCTTAGTATTGTTTTATAATCCACAAATATTGCTTTTTCAAGTGATAGATGTTTTCGGTCACTATAATATTTGTATGCTGAAAATGCTGAATTATGAGATATGAGTACAATTGTTGAAAACAGAACTAGCTTGAATAAGAATCCTAGTAGATTCATATTTTAGGAAAACATTGAGACTTATTAGTCTTCGATTATTCGTTATGATGAACGAAAATGTGGTTCAATTGGATCTTGATAGCGAGCTCTCTTTCTTCCAAGAAGAGCTCATAGATCATATCATCACGTAATCCGTACTCGTCAAGAAGTTGATTCAACAAGATACTGAATTGATCGAATGTTCTTATATGTTCGTTGATTTCAATATCTTCTTGGTCCTCGTCCCATTGTCTAACTTCTTCATCCCAGTCAAGCTTTTCCTTTCTTATGCTTCCTGTAAGGATTGAAGGAAATATAGTCATGTTTGGATCTTCATTATTTAGCTCTTGAACTCTCTTCAAGAGATCTCGAATTAGAGTGGTGATACCTTCTTCAATGTCGTCAGCTACGTCTGTTCCGAAATAAAACTCACTCTCGTTGAAGATGCTACCATCTGCTTCAAAATGATATAGATCGACATTCAATCTTCTAACGGTAGTTCCAGCAGGATAATGGTTCCCGGGAATCTTAATGCTATGAGCTCCCCAACGATAGAGATCTCCCTTATCGTCGTGAATCTTTTTGTAATGTGTTTTAGGATCTCCGATAAGTGGAAAATCAGGATAATGTCTTTCAAGCAAATATATCCAGAAGTCTTCGTTATCACAGAAATTTAAATAAGATCTTGTCTTGCACAAGTTGAGAATGTCAGTGACATTCATTTTGGCGAAGATTTCGAAAAGTATCTCATTTGGTAAGGTATCAAGAGCGAGATCTGTAAATTGCTCCATTTAATCAGATTAATTTAAATGCAAACAAATCAATCTCCAGATACACATAGTTTGGGTCTTGTACTCGTTCAAGAAAGAAACAGAGATATCAAGGAAGTTGAAAAAGATGCTGTTGACTTATTAGAGATAACAAAAGATTTGAAAGAATTAGCGGTTTCTCAATCTCAATCATTAGACATAATAGATGGTAGAGTTGAATCTAGCGTTCACTATCTTCAGGGTAGCGTTTTTGATCTTGAAGAGGCTGAGAAATATGGCGAGAGTACTCGAAGGCGTAAGATGTATTTGGGTTTTGGAATTATCACTGTCGGACTGGTGGCAGGTTATAAGGTCTTGCAATATGTGTTTTCAAGTGAAAAGAAAATTAAAGAAGACGAGGATAAATGAATCCAGACTTAACTGGAAATGGCAACTACCACACAGGTACTCGTGCAACTGATATCCCTCTAAACTCTTCTGAGAACTATCTCAATTTCACAACTGTTGGCAACAGTACGACTAATCTCACTGTGGATCAAGTCATGCAAGGAGTTCTTTCTGCTAATCCTGTTCAACCTATCACATTGTATCTTCCATCAGCTGCAGCATTTATCAAAGCCAATTCATCATTAGCTGTTATTGGATATGGAAGACATTTGTATATTTCGAATGATGGAAATGCTCCTATCACAATCGCATTGTCTGATAACAGTTCAGCTCTCCAACCTAATCCTCAGAAATTAATTGTTGGACCTGGAGTCTTCGCAGCTCACTTCTACATTAGATTCATCAATGTCAGTTGGTCTTACGAAAAATTTCAACTAATGCGTCTCTAAATACAATACAATGCTACTGTAGCACTGTAATTACTTTTCCTGTACAACTCGAGCAGCCTTTGCTTGAATAGCTTTAGCTTTTGCTTTTGGAGGACGAGCTTCTTCTTCGTCCTCACCATCATCGTCTCCCTCTTCCTTTGGACTCCAAGCTTCATTGACACGAGTAGCGAGTTTAGCTGCTTTTTCCAAAAAGTCTGCGGTGCTATTCAATGTTGAATCAAAGTTACTTGGAACGTTATTCTTCATGAACTTTGGCTTATAGAAACCTAAGGTATGAGCTACATAAGCAATAACTGCAATAAAATATGTAAGTTCTACAAGATAGAATATAAAGTTGAAGAAGGTCTCATGGTACGACATTTTCAGTCTTCACTTGTTTTACTTTATCTTTCAATTTAAGAGGGATGATTTCATTTGCTTTTGCATATACTTGACTTCCATCAGGATATTGAAATCCGATGCACTCATAATCAACATTGAGATGTCGCGGTGTTATAGGTATATTACCGAAATCTTTACAAACTCCTGCAAAATATTCCATTTCACCTGTTTTTTCAATCCATTTACCTCTTATATACACAGCAGCTTTTACCCATTTGTAAGGTATTCTCAAGGGAACTACATTACAATAAATCCTGTTACCGCATTTGTATTCTATCAACATCGAATGTCCATTAGTTTTAGCCTCACGTGGGGTCCTCTCTCTGATAGAATTAATGAAATCTACACCGCGATAGAATAGTGAAAATGTTCCTCCTGAATTGTAGTAGTTATATATGAAACATATCAAGAATGCGAGATGAAAGAATTCTTCGATCATTTGTTGTTTTGATTAAACATTCAAAATTATGCATTCAAATTTGAATAAATTAAAGAATGAGCGTTACAGTTGTTGATGAACTGGAACAACCAGAACAACCTAAGAGAAACTATAGAAAGTGGGCTATTGCAGGAGGATTAGCACTTGTATTCGTAGGTGCAGCAGGTCTCACTGTCTATGCTACACGAAAACGTCGTAAGAAAGAGCTCCAACTGATGCGTTTTGGAACAGATGAAACTGAGAAGAAGGAGACATGGGGTGAATACTTCAGTCGCTCTGGAACAATTGGTCAATGGTGGTTTAAGACTACAAGTCTCTTTGGAAGCATGACATCTAGTCTTAAGCGATGGACTTCAAGTAATGCAGCACCTATGGTGACGTCAAAAGGAACCACAGAGCCATATCTCGTGTCTGAAGACAATGAAGCGTTCTAAGAATGTTTGTATTTTTGTATTTTTCTGGGTTTAAATAAACCTCGAAATGGACGTGACATTGACTCTTTTCAAGAAGTCAGGATCGAAAGAAGATGACATATTCACAGGTACCTTCGCTGGACCTGAAGATCATCCTGGAGAATGGTATCTTCTTACAAGTGATTCAGAATTAATAGCTTCCGGAATGAAATTCGTTGTAGTTGAATTTTCAGATGTTAAGGCTCTACCAAATGGATATGCTACTAAAGTGAAGCGCACACCTCACCTCGATATCAGATACAAGGATAACTACAGTGGTAGCTTAGGATATCCAAGAGGATCATCTCTTCTTGCTAAAGATATTAAGACATGGGTATTAAACTTCATCAAAACCATCTACCCCAATCTCGAACCTAAAGTTACTATTCCAGATTCTGTTGAAACAGAAACATCTACTACACGTGATGTTAAGACAACAACAAAGAAGTCTATTCAACCACCAAAGAAGATCACAAACAGTGGTTGGCTTTGGCCATCCGTTGCAGTTGGAGGAGTCCTTGTTGCTGCAGCAGGAGCTTTCTTGGGAACCCAATTACTTGGAGACGAAGAAAAAGACGGCATAGGTCCACTTCTGCTTGTTGATGGAGATGATAGCGATGAAGAAGAGCTCAAGAAAGATCTTCGCTTCAAGAAAAACGCTAGTGTTATTGTTGATACAAGTGCCACTGGAACTACCAAACCAAAGCGCTCGCCTTCTGAGTCTTCTGCTGAACTCGTTATAACTGACAATGAGACAAATAATACTACATGGGTTCTTCCAAAGGAACAACCAAAAGAACAAGAACAAGAAGAAGGGGAACTCTGAATCATTATATTTGTTCATTTCTAATGAGAAATGAACAACAAAGGTCAAATTCGAGTGGGTCGTAGGATCTATAACAGAGACGGACCTTACGAGCTATATGATGAAAAAGGCAGAAATATGGAGAATTTATGGCAATTTTATAAGGTGTATGAAAGAGTCGATGCTTCTGTGCAAAAATATTCACGCTATAATGCAACTATAATATGGGATCATCCCGCTGAAGTTCATGCTGTAAAGTCTGAAGATGGAAAGAGATGGACTATTACACCTGAATACTTTGCATGGAGACAGAAAGGTATGAATTGCAAATATGCTGTGAGATATCCTGTTGGATATAATCAAAGACATCGATGTCTTTTCTCTTTAGCTGAGAATGAAGATGGTACAGTCAATCCCAAACCTTTGAAATACATTGAAGCTCGCAAAGCTATATATGTTCCTTTGTATATTAAGTTGGTGAAAGAAAAGGAGCAGTTCAAAGAATTGAAAGAGAGGTTAGAAAGAGGTGAGTCTCTCCTTATCATCGAGGTTGATACATGCCATCAAGAATCATTATCATACTACAAAGAAAAATATGGAGTGACGGATGATTTCATCCAAGAAAATACTATGTTAGTGACAAAGGAGAATCTTGATATTATGCTGAATGATGAGAAGCATCCGTTTGGCCATGGATATTGCCTAGCTATGGCATTGTTAGATATTCCGCTTTGAAAAGAAAATACCTTGTAAATGAAGATAAGTCTCACTGAATATTCGGGTTGGGGAAGAACTCCCCCAAAGTATCCAACTATTGATACATCTAAGCTTCAAAAACCTGTAGCAGCTCATATGGAAGAAATAGTCAATGATATACATTTCTTTGACATTCCTGAAGACATTAGGAATCATGACATTCGTGATGCAGGCTATTCTGTTATTACTGTTACAAAAGGACGTCAGACACATACTGTTGAAGCTGATCTCATAGGTGAAGACAAATACAATGAAGATCTCAAGATGTTCATAGAACATGTAAAGCAGCTTATTATGATGACAGAAAAGATTAGTGATGTTTATGAGTTTCAGGATGAAGTGAAAGCTATAACTGTCAAAGCTAGGAAGCCTTTCATTATACAGTATAGTACATCTGCTATTAATTGGGCAAAAGTCTATGTTGCTGGTAATCTAAAAATCATTGAAGAAAGCGATGATGGTAATGATATACCTGGAGGATTCATAACTCATAGAATGAAATTACTCTCATATGATAGTGGAGGTGTCTTGACATGTATAAGAACTTCTCCAACAAGATCTAAGAATGAACCTCAATACGAGGCACAAGTGCTTATTATCAACATTGATGGGTAAAGATTACCCATTAATCGTAATATTAGACAAGACACTTCATGAAATCATCAATTAACTGATCGAAATCATGCAAGCAAAGATAATCTGGTCTGGGATTCTCACCTTTAGAGAAATCTGCAGTCCTCACAAGCTGAATGTTATGGCTTGTCCTTTCTTCTTGCATCAATTTCGCATATCCAAGATTTGCTCCAATCAATGCTCCTGCTATAGCAGCATTTGTATCGGTATCTCCTCCAGCTTTAATGATAATATCTATGGGATCTTGATATGTGTCAAAATGATACCATCCCCAAACTGCGCAATATAAAGCATGTAATACCCAACCTTTGCCAACTGAAGTCATATCTCGTGTAAAGACTTTACTTCCAATTGCTTCAGAAACTACATCCCTGATTTCTTTGCAAAGGGTTTCTGTTTCTAAGACACATTTGACAACAATCTCCTTCTTATAGTTCATAGAACTGCATTTAATCATTGCACAATATGCAATATTTGCATCAATATTCAATTGATGGGGATTAGTGAGCCTACAATCAATAGTCATTTCTTCTGAATTTGGCAAGAATGCAAGCATACAACATCTCATCAATGATCCATTTGACTGTGTCCAAGTAGTTTTGTCTGTTCCAAGAAACAGTCCATTCCATCTTGTTTGATATCCCTTTATGGTCTTGATACCTTTGAATAGAGCTCGTGTATTTTTACCCATGGCCTTAGCTTTGTCAGCCCATTGTAAATATTGCAATATCACGCTATCTCTGTCATAATGACCCTTTTCAACTACAGAACGCATAATACAAAGTGCCATTTCTGTGTCATCTGTATACTGAGCTATAACATCAGTCCTTTTACCGTTCCGAAAACTATAAGTCGGAGGAATATAGAGAAGTCCAGTATAAACGTTTGAACGTTGAGTCTTAAATTCATGAGGAGCGCCTAAAGCATCGCCAACAGCTAATCCTATTAGAGTTCCGGCTACTTTGTCACGATCAGTTCTATTGTTTTGCATCTTGTTTATTATTAAAATAAACAAGAATGATTGATCAATTTATTGAAATTGTTTATGTCATTATACTTCTTCGATTGGGGTGATCGGAATCTTTAGCTCGAAAGATAATGGGATCTGAACGCCATTGATGCAAGTAGCTCTATAGTTCGCAGGTGTGTTCTTATTGATTGGATTGCTGCACTGAATAACTGGATTGACAGGACCTACGTGAACCCGTTCTGTAGCATGTTCGACATATCTCTCCTTCGGATAGCCTAGGGTATATGGATAGACTACCGTTGATAGATAATCGCTAATTTCGATATCCATGGGATTAATGGTGGCGAAGCTAAGAATGTGCCCTTTCCGTAGCTGTCCTCTGAAATGAAAATAAGTTCTAAATTCAGTTGTATCAGGAATGAAATCTCCTATAGTGCCGCGAAGAATCTGAACATCAAGAGTCTCTATTTCAAAGACGGATCTTAGCCACACTAAGACGGGATTCCAGCGTCTGGATTGATATCTCTTAAGTGGACATAATCCATGTAGTTTATGATTGGCATAACTATATTCAGCAGACTTAGTGAAAACGACATTGGTATCGTGTACAACGACAGACCCGTATAATAATTGATTTGACTTGAAAATGGATGAATTGATACCTCCGTAACCTTCGAGTTCAGATAGTCCTGCATATTGCTCGAAAGGTCTTCGAAGATAGGATCTCTTGTTCCAACTCTGAAATCCTCGCTTGCTACGAGAAGTTAAAATTCCGAATCTAGAATTCTCAGCAAAAGCTGTACATACTACTCGTCCTGGATAGAGATTGATGGAACTATCGACAATGAAATAGGCTCCATATTGATAAAGATCCTTGTACCATTCATCTGGCTTACTTTCACAGATTGCATAATGCTCTGGAAAATCTCGTTTCAATAGTATAGACCAGAGTTCTCTTTGACAAGACAACATGCGATGGTTCTTGCTAAGAAAGAATACAGATACAATATCTGGTGCTGAGAGTTTGCAACAAATAAGTTTCCAAAGTAGAGCGTTCATTAATGTTTTTGAGAAAGATCTCTGCTTCAAGTTGTTTATCAATTTCAATCTGAATCAAAGAAGTAAACGTTAGTGTATTCTTCACGCGTGAGATCTACTTCGTCTTCGAAGTCAATTACATCATTTCCTTCATCTTCGTTTTCTGGGCTTGGGACGAAATCCTTATCTACGATAAGACTCCATTCGTCTGGAAAATCTTCATCATATGTTCGATCTGGATCATAAACAAAATCTCTTTGATTTGTATACACAATAGTATTTTCATCTATAAAGAATTTATAGATGTTCATGAATTTATAATTGTTGAATACTTCGAACGTATCAAGCAGTCTAAGTCTGTCCATTTTTAGTTATGTTTTAACTAAAAATTTAATAATATATATAATCATTTTAATAATAGAAGAATAGAACACCACGATGATTGATGATATTTCTTGCGACAGCCTTTGGCACTCTCTTTTGAGTAATATCCACAGGTGCTGTGTCATCATATATCAACCAATCATCACTACATTTTAACAATGTCACATAATGTACGTCATCTCCGAAAGGAAGATATACAACTGCAGACAATGTATACCTGCGAGTTGTACCTCCAACTATGTTAATATCAAAGAACTCATCGACTTTGACTTCTCGAGATAATATTACAGGCCATTCTCCTTGAACATATTGACCGCTACCACGATATAGAGGTACAATAATACAGTCTGCTGACAATATAGACGTCACGGAATACCTATACAACATTCTCTGTGGATCTTGTGGATGTGGAGTCGAAGTATAATCAATGCTGCTCTTCCAAGAATCAGGCCAACGAATTGATTGTAGATCTTCATCGGCAACATGCAATGGATTCATGCTGAATGTGCTTTCGACATCAGCATCTCTTGATACGACAACTGGAGAATCATACTCTGGATTAACAATGTAATTTTGCGTTATACGAGTAGTAATAGGATAAAAATTGAGTGCTCTCATCAATCGAGCATATAGTTCACTCGGATCATGCCATCCATTACCAAGATCTTCATCACCATTCAATCTACACTGACTTCCCAAAAGCGATCTTAACTGAGTACATATGTTGCTCGTACCTCCTACCATTGTTTCAACACTCTTACGTAAAGCATCCTGAATCTTACCTCTTAATGCAATATCTTGTGCCTCAATTGGTTTACATACTCTGTTTGCATCATTAGCAAAATCTCTAATTTGAAGAAGTCTGTTGAATGGACTGTTCCTAAATGCAAACATAGCCATCAATGTGGCATCCATGAAGCATGATCCTCTAGCATTTCGAAATCCACTGATAGCTTCATAACATACGGTTTTGTTATCAGAAATTGTCTTGAGATATGCTTCTAGTTGTGGCATCAAATTCAATGCCATCTGAACGTTACCGAAAACAGGAAGGATATCAGGCATATCTGAGATATCATCAAGACTTAATTCTCCACTATTCAATCGAGTTAATAATACATTGTTAGTGATGAGTTCTTGTGTCTCTGGGTTATACCAGAGACCTTCAGATCTTTTGGCAAAGATTATGTTACGCAGATGAATGTGTAAATCCATGATTTACATATCAGATCAAATTTATCAAATTATTCGTCTTTAGGAAGAGGTCCTCCATAACCAGGAGCTATCTTCCACTGTCCAGGATACAATTTGTTGAGTTCAGCTTCTAAATCTTCCAAGTCTTTGAGCCAGAGATCACCAGCATATACCCTTCTATAATATTCTAAACGTGCTGCAATGTCTGCAACTTCTTTACGAATCTTGTCAGCCTTCTTCTTTGTGATACTACGAAGCTTCATATCCAAGAAAGTCAAAGGATATCCCTTCTGCTTCATAATAGGCAATAGATACTCATCTGTAGCATCAGCAAGAATGATACGTTTAGCAATGACATCTTCGACGAATTGTAGCTTAAGCTGTGCAATCTTAAGTTCATCAATAAGCTTTTGCGTATATAATTTCTTACGCTCGACATATGTTTCGAATCTTCTCTTACAGAATTCAACTGCAACATGAAGAGGTCCAAAGTTATACCATTTTGGAACTTTATCTGGATCCATATAGACACAATTAGATGTCACGACTCCTCGTTCAAGTCGTAGTTCACGATGATTAGTGAAATTATCAGCATATCCTTCAATTCTAAACTGAGGCTTGTTAGGGTCAGTACCAATGGCTTTGAATCCTCTAATCTTACCCTTCTCTTGCCATGCTTCAAGCATTGTTTGATATGTTGCAGCAGAAGTCTTAACTGGAAGCTCTCTAATCTCGCATGTTGCACCTCGATCAAGAAACTCGCCTCTATTGTAATATCTTCCTGTCTTGCAACGATAGAGAGATCCTTCATATCCTCTCCACCATGGAACAAGAACTGGAGGATCAAACTCGGGTTCTGGTCTTCCATCCTTAACAAAGCTAATATAATATCGTACAAACTCAATGATAGACATGGGGTTATATTGTACTGAGCTATTGGACCATCCCCAACCCATACCATCACAATCATTGATCAATTGCATTGGAATAACAGGTTGATAAGTCTCGATACCAATGACTTTGCCATCCTCAATAATTGGTTTCAATAGAATATCATCTTCTTCTCTGAATATCTTTCGCAATATTGAAGAAGGTCTGCAATGAAGATATCTTGGAGCAGCAGCATCCTTACCACATCCCATGCGACTACCAAATTCACCTACACCAGTCAATAGGTTAATATTGTTAGCACCAGGATAATCTGCAGCCATACCAATAACAGTACCATTCAATGATTCTGGACCGTGAGCATATCTTGTGACTTTCATGACATGTGCACTGAATTCATCGACACGCCACATCTTACTACTACTCACAGACTTGCTCTTCTTACCTTCAATACTACTCCTCAAACAAGCAAATATAACTTGACGTTGTACCTTTTTCATACCATCTTCAATTCTGGGAATATGTCTCTCATTAGCCATGATAGCATATGTAATGAGTTCATCATAAATGAGATCTTGAACACGACTAATGTTTCTGGAATCAAGACGTTCATCTGGATTGATCTTAATCAAGAGACGATACAATTCTCTCCTAGCCTTAACAGTCTTATGTCCGAATGCAAGTTCGAGAACATCTTGATCATCTCCTTCACAAACAAACTTTTGAGTAATAGCATATTTGAATGCGTCTTCAATCATTTCAGGTGTTGCTGAACCCAATCCCTTAAAGTAATCCGTCTTCCATCCCGCAAAATCAGGAGTGACCTTCTTCCATTTAGCAATCTCACTCGAAGAATAGAACTTTGCCTTCTTTGGACCCTTAGTACAGATGACGATAGGTGTTAGTCTTGCCCAAACGAAGCCACTTTCAACTAATCCTTTGTAATTAGCAAAGAATGACAGAAGCAGACCCTTGATATGAGTACCATCTGGATCTGCATCTGCGAGAATAATGACTCTTCCATATCGAAGCTTGCGAAGATTCTCTTCAATCGAATAATCTAATTCGAGCTTCAATCCTAGGAACTTCTTAATATTGTTCAAAACTGCATTATTGAGTTCAGTATCAATGTCAGTCTTGCGAGTATTCAGAACCTTACCTCTCAAAGGATAACATCCCATAGTCTCTCGAGCATTTTTAACATATTTGAGACCTCTTGTCCAAAAGGTCTTAGCTGAATCTCCTTCTACAAGAAATGCTACAGTGAGATGAGACTTATCCTTTGTTCCAGCCCATCCAGCATCATCAGCTTTAGGAACCTTAACATATTCATCTTTAGAACCATCGGTAGCTTTAGCAACCTTCTTAATCTTCTTAGTTGTGGCGTTCTCACGAATAGCTTGAGCTGCTTCCCATGTTGAGAAAATACCAAACATTTCTTGTGATACTGTGACTTTCGGATGAGGACCTTTCAATCGTTCCTTTGTCTGTCCATCAAACTTAGGATTTATGACATAGGATGATAAGAACAATGTCACATGTTTTCGAACATCTGTGACAGTCAACTTAATGCCCGTTTCAAGTTCCAATGTAGCCTTCAATTTCTCTGTAATTCCATTAATCCAACCATTCACGTGAACACCACCTTGTCTAGTTGGCATTCCATTTGCAAAGGATATGAAATCACCGTTATATGGAGTATCAAACATAGCGAGACGTGTATCTTCATCTTCATATACAATGGGATGCGTTTGAATGTTAGCAAGTTCAGGCATATAAAGTTTTCCAAATTCGAGAGGAGACGAGATATCAAACTTAGCATTAACATTCTCATACTTGAAATGAATTGGAACATTACAATTGAATGCAAAATCCAAACATAGACGAGCCATCAATCCAATGAAATCACTTGAATATCGACACAATTCAAGATTGTCGTTACCATGACATGCATCCCAACATGCAATACAATGTTTTGGATCGTTGGTTAGAGGACTTGCAGCAACACGAGTTCTCGCTTTGAATTCATTTGTCACTACACGTTCAGTATGTTCCAGTTCAGCATTCGTTGGACAATAGAATCGTTTCAGATCAGCTTTATATGTGATCTTAGTATAGGATTGACCTTCTTTAGGGATCTCAACACGCTCAGCCTTAGAGACATTTTTCAAGTTGTTGCTAATGGTTTGCTTGTAAAAGATTCCTTCCTTTGTATTCTTGATTTCAACGAGCATTTCGCGTGAAAAGATTGCAACAAGTTTCGCACCAAGACCATTACGACCTGCCCATTTCTTGTCTTGTGAGTCATTGAAACTACTTCCTGCCATAAGTTGTGAGAAGATGAGTTCTGGAATCCACATTTTTTCAGTATCATGCCATGCACAAGAAATAGGTCTACCTTCATTGTATATTGAGACTGCATCGGCTTCTACACTAACAATAATAATACCAGGAGCGATACCCATTTCACGACTTTTCTTTGCATTGTCAGCACCATTGGACAATATTTCTAAAAACATACGTTCAAGACCTTCCATGGTTGTAATATCTTTGACTTCCAACTTGAATTGCCCTGCATTATCAAATATCATGACATACTCAGTCTTCACTTCAGAACCAACTGAACCGATATACATATCAGGTCTAATCAAAGCATGTTCAATGGGATTGACTTTCATATATTCATTTTGAGGATTATCAGAACCAGAATTATTTTGAGATGGAAGAGGTTCCATTGCTCAATTGATTTCAAAATAGATATAATGTTTTATCTAACTTCAATTTGTTCTAAAAGACAAAGTCAATGTAATAAATGTCGGAACCAGCTCCACCTCATCGTGAAAATGAGCAACAAATCAAACTAACCCAAGAAATGGAGCAACGGTTTGTAGCTTTCATGGGGCGTGATTTTTCTAAAAACAAGAACAATAAGCTTTCAGTATATATGATTGTTATATGTCTTTTGATTTTGGCTGGATGTGGAGGTGGAGCTTATTACTGGAAGTACATGAGAAAAGATGACGGTAAGAAGAAGAGACCTCACGGAGCATTATCACCTGTACGCACTTCAAAAGAAGTAGCAAAGACTAAAGAACCAAATGTTGTACCAAAGAAATCAGCCTCTGGAGGTTCTATCACAGTTCGTTCCGAATAAAAATCATATAGTGCTATGATGGCACTATATATCATTCTCTGTACATTTGTACAACTATGCATCTTCTCAAACCTATTCCATTCATACGTTCAACTTCATGAGCGAGATCTCCTCTCAATAATAACATAGTATTAGCACAAACGTTGACTCTATGACATGTTGTTATGTCGGTGTTTGGTATTGGAATGTTATATTCTAGTTGAGCATTTGGATAAATCAAAAGATCACCTCCAATGATAGTTGAATCTTTTTGAAGATAATATTCATTTTCATTAGCATGAGCTAAGATCCATGTCGAATCTTCAGGATCGTCTATTAAACCTTTTGTTATGGTTTCAGAATAAAGTAATTCTAAAGTTTCCAATATTTCTACAGGTATTTCTTTATGAAGCCATTGAACATTTGAAGATTCGCTTAATTTCATCATTTCAATAACAAAGAATCTCCTTCGGACATTTTGGTTTGAAATTGAAGATTTTTGTAATGTCATTTGAAAATTAATTTTTATGAAAGTTCGTACTAAACCTTAGAAATGTCTGGTGATAATGGATTCATACTTGGTGACTCCGGTATCCAGAACTTCATAGATTTCTTCTATTTTAGGAATGAAGAAACAGTTGAAGAGCTACTTAACTGGTTCGTTAGATATCATAACATAAACGAGACCGTGACATATAAATCTGAGCCAAGACAATTAGATATGATTTTTGCATCGTTTTGGGGTTTGAGAGATATCTTCGTAAAATATACAGAAGACGTACTGACCGATATTACTGATAATGAAATGATTGTCGAAATAGTACGTGCTAAGATTGAATATTGGTTAGATGTCTATAATACAGCACATGAATTGCAAACCCCAAATACAGTCATCGAATTCCGATTTTATCTGAAGAACATGATTGGTAATGTTGAATCCTTAGGTGCTGATTATGGGATTGATATCTTGATAGATGATCCCGAATTCTGGGGACAAGATTATTCTGCAAGACAGTTAGATTTCCTGTTGAATTTTCTTGGAAATGAATTGTTTGCAGAACAAGAACTTCCGGACTATCCGACTTCATATGAAGAGTATAAGGATATGTGGAATGATCTCATTAAGGATTGTATAATCCGCATTTTTACAAAACTATGCACTGACAAAGGAGTTAATGATGCTATCAAAGATAAGATTTTGGAATTGATTGAAGGAGAAATATCAAAACCTGAATTCTATCTCATGTCTTTGGAGAACATCTTCTTCTATCTTGAAGAAATGACTAAGACTGTCGTTGAACTCATTGTTGGTGAGAATTTGAAGACAAGGATAGCTCGTGAAAATGAACCTCAAACCAATGCGCGTTCCTTAACAAGTGATGAAATTAACTCTATTACTGATGTAGTTGCATATCCATCTGCTTGGGGTATGGTTGCTGTATCTGCAGAAGGTAAGGTCAGACAAGGTCTAGCAATACAGTTGAAACGAGTCATTATGGAACCTAATCTCATACCCGATCTCAGAAGAGTCGTAGCCATAAAATTCAAAGGTGCCATTGTTAAGAAAGGACATAAGGTAGGCTTAATTGCAGCTCAAACTTTGGGTGAACAAGCAACACAAGCAGGATTGCGTTCATTTCAACATGCAGGTCAAAGTGGGGACAGTGGCTTTGATCGTATCGAAGCCATTACAAAGCTTAAGACTTCTTCAAAGAATCCAATTACCATTATCACTTTGAGAGGAAATCCCACTTGGGTTGAAGCTCGAACCATGGCTAGTCACATCGAAACTAATCGTGTAGCTGACTTATGTAAGATTGAAGTTGGATTAGGTAGTGCCGATATTCAAGTTGATATCTTTGGAGGTCTTCCTGTATTTCCTGAAGAACCTTGGCATAAGAAATTCATTGAGATGTTCAAAACTGCGAGTAATACATCTAGAGGTCTTTTGGCCCGTCGTCCCGATTGGATAATTAGACTCACTGTAGATAGGGATAAGCTCTTCCAGAGACGTATTGGAATGCATCAAATCGCAAATGCAATTGAGAACGAACGAAATGATGTCAGAGTCGTATATTCAAGCATTAGTATTGGGATTATGGAAGTTTGGCATACTGATGATCGCGGTGAGGTGCGCAAACCTAGAGCGCAAATCATGCAAATAGGTGATGATTACAATACATATATATACTTGCTTCGTCAAATAGCTCAAGAGAGTGTGGCAAAAGCTGAAGTAACAAAGGTTGCAGGATTCTCGAATGCCATGATACAACGTGTGAGTTTCGCAGGCTATATTAGAGGTGTTATTGTATTAGGAGATGGCCTACTCGTAGAGTTCGATCAAGAAGACTTTATGAATAACAATCTTCCAGTTCCGCAGATATGTGAGTTCTTGGCAATGAAGGCTAGCACTCCAGATAACATCCTCACTCCTAACAATGTACATTATCGCAATGATAGGAAGCCATTGAATCCTCCATTTCCTCTGCAAAAAGGACAATTCTGGATTCTTGGATCTCGTCGAACCTTCAAAGACTTGAGAAATGATATTCTCAATGTCGAAACTATAACATTGAATTCAGCTGTAGAATCTAGAAATATGATCGGAAATGCTCTTAACGTCAAATTGAACAAAAATATGTTACTCAGAGAGCATCAAGTCAATATCGATCTAGTCTTACGTTTTTTCAATGGACAGAAAGTCTTGCCTGAGTTCAGATCTGTTAACATTACTCTATCACGAGAAGAACTATCACTCAAGATTTCACCTAATTCGGGATTTACCCCGCAATTTGTTTATGATGAATTCAGAACAGAAAACGGGATTGATCCTCGTGTTTTTCAGAATGCTCCTGTGATTCTCGAAACTGGGTTCAATCTTATTGGAATACCAGGAGATGTTCCGTCTGAGCCAATACAAAGATTTGTGAGAAGATATGGTTCGTCAGTTCGCATGACTTTTGATAACCTTGGAGAACAAGGTGTAACATTGAAATTTACTCTTCATCCATTGGCACCTAATGATGCTTGGAATAACATTGAGAGCATAGGAGGTAACTATACTCTTTTTGTTTCAGAAAAACGAGAGCGTCTTGGATATAGATTTCGTATATTAGCGAAAGGATTTGCTTTAGAACCGTTGACATATCTTCCTTTTATTGATATGAATGGATGTATATCTTCATTTCCGACAGAAATGAATGAAAGATTTGGTATTGAGGTCGGAAGAGCTCATATATATGGTGAACTCTTAGCCAATGGTGGCAAGGATATAGCATCACGTCATATTGCAGTGTTGGCAGACATTATGTCATATCAAGGAATTCTGATACAAGTGAGTAAGAAGGGAAAGGAAGAAATGGGTGCAGGAACCTTTGCTCGAGCCGCATTTCAAGAGACATATAAGACTTTACTTGAAGCTCAAATGAAGAATGCTGTTGATAGTCTTCAAAGTTCAGTAAGTAAGACTCTCATTGGTAATTTTGATACAGATGATAATAGTGATGTCAAAGTTGGAGAATTCAGACATGATGAGTTGAAGTCAACTATGGATGAGCTCATGTCTCTGGGAAAGAGGATAGCACCAAGAGGTGACGTACTTGTGAGACCTCCTCAACAGCCTAGACCGAGGGAAACTGAACGAGGATTCAAAATTGTACAAGTCAATGGTGAGCAACAAGATCCCTTGGGGTTTCTCGGATAGGATTGATAATCTCTGGAAGAATATTAAGTTGATGATGTTTGAAAAAGAACGCATAAAAGATTTTATAGTGTTCAAAAAGAACACTATGAAGCCATATAGAGTTGGAAATATACCTCGAATTCCTAGAACTGGCAATGTCACACAGAAACCCGTTTTGTTTGCTATCCCAAGAGATGCCACTGAACCAATGGCAGCACAAGATGAATTCCCAAGAGACAAATATGTTGAAGGTTTAAGAGAGAAAGCTGCACTTGACACTGAGCACTCACTTCGCTTTCGCCGTAATGATAATCTTCTAGTAACGAGAATGACTGACAATAGACTCGAAGCCAAAGATTTCGAACCAACAACACGTATATATAACAATGTCATTGATCATGAAATAGGTGGAGGACATGAAACAGATGTTAAAATTAGCAAATTTATGCCTTCTAACAGAAGAAAGAGAGGTGTCATAATAGTCAAAAACATTGGACAGACCGGAGAGATCGAAGTGCAAGATCAGCGTCCAGTTCTTAGAGATGAGAATCGAAGCATATCACATACCTCTGCTGATGTTGGCGTAGAAAGAGAGGATGTACCTGTAAGTCAACATAGACCCATACTTCGCGAATTAGATAAGATTAGAAATGTTGAAGCTATGATTGATGAAGATGTCAGAGATCTCTCACCACTTATTGTCTCAGATAGACTTAGGATGCGACGCATAGCACTGGATCATCATTCACAATACGGAAAACAAATTACACATGAAGAAGTTCAAACTATTCTCAGACATGAAGCTCAATCTCAAAGACGTCAAGAAAATACACAAGTTACAATCGATCATGATCACCAAGAAACTCAAGATAGATTGAGACGCGAAACTCTATCTCAAAAGAGACAACAACATGCTCAAACTTCTATCGATCAGAATCATCAAGAAGTTCAAGATAGATTAAGACGTGAAACATTGTCTCAGAAGAGACAACAACATGCTCAAACTTCTATTGATCAGAATCATCAAGAAGCTCAAGATAGATTGAGACGTGAAACTCTATCTAATAAGAGACAACAACACACTCATACCAAAATTACGGTCGACGGAGAAGAAGTTAATGTGAACACTGCAAGACACAATCTTCGTGCCAATCGTCAACGTGAAACAGTTCATAAGCAAGATATCGACTATGAGGATGTGATTATGAAAGGTCAAACTAGACCTCATCTGAATACTTCAAAGCATGATCATAGACCTCGCATTAACAACAGAGAAGAAGATCATGTTGATCAGACACCTCATAGAGTTAAACATAGAGCTCAAACACGAAATGAAGATCATCATAACATTGAAAGAGATAATGCTGATGTAATATTTAATGATCGTGCTCAGATTAAGAAGACTACAAGGAACAAAACGCAAGCTAAACCTAAGATTGATATAACACATAATGATGTCGATGTTGATGTACGTCCGAAAGTTAATATTAAATTTACAAAAATCGGAGATAAGCCTCATATCGATCAAGATACTCCTGAGGTTAATGTGAGAGATAAGAAAGATCTTCGTAAGATGCGACCCAAAGCATCTGCTAAACACAGGATTGATCAAGAACATGCTGTAGTTGATTCTGTGAAAGGACACGCGGATTTAAAGACTAATCAAAGAGCAGCCAATCCTGTTATTAAACGTATGTCTGAAGAAGGATATGAGATAAGGATGCAGAATGGTGTGATGGTCAAAGGTTCTCGTAAGGATAGAGCTATGATATCCAAGAGAATTGAAGATTCCATGACTTTTGTTGGATTTGATCCTTCGGCAAATGAAAAACCTGCACCTAGAACTGCTACCAAGAGATCAGTTTCTCAAGGTACTAAACAAATGGGACAAGAAGGTGAAGTTGATGTCAAAAGGGAGAGAAAGCATCGTCCTAAAATGAGTAAACTTAAGCCTAAGTCGGTTGAATTGTATGATGATCCAGACAAAGAGATTAAAGGAGAGAATTTGAAGCAACATGAAGGTCCAAGAAATGATGAGAAAAACATGAATGCTGATGAACAACAAGAACGAAAAATTGACTTAGAAAATCCCAAACAATTTATATTCTAAATAACCTAAATGGATTCAGAAGATATTATTGCTGAAGAGCGTGGTAATGGTGATATATTTGTCTACATCAAAGGTGGCATCCTTAACCTTGATGTGGAAGACGTACAGAGACGTCTAGAAGAGGAAGATATCACTGGAAATCTTACTCCTGTGAGACGAGTTTTGTATGGTATGAAGGTTGTTGAACACGTGACTGAAGGCATAGCATTATTTGTAGAAGTCTTTCCTTCTGCGATATATAAAGAGTATCTATATGTTGACATTGATGATGAAAGAAGACTCTATATTGAAGAGTTAGATGAAGGAATTACTATGTTTATGGCGTGTACTCGCATATTTGAAGAAATCGAGAGTTTTGCAAATTTAAGTCGAATCTGAGTTTGTTAGCTGTCCGGCCCGGGCAGCTAATATTGATTTATAATTTCAGTTCCCCTGGAAAAGAGCAATAAACGCACATTTTTTCGGATGAGTACCCACAAAACAACAAGGACCCCGAAGATCAAATTTGATCTATTCATAAAATGTAGAGATTTGGAGAGCGCCGCATTTTGGAAAACTATATTTGAGTCATGCGCTTATGGCAAATTTCCGAAAGGCATGACATATAAGCCTGGAATTTTGTATTACAAAAAAGGAAAGCGTAAGGCAGTCATAACTCATGTAATCCCTGACGAAGCTGAAAAAGCATTAGAGGTTATCAAAAACATTTTCCGTACTGACAGCGGCGTCATATCAGTTGATGAGTACACAAAATCACAACTCGAACTCCAAAGATACTTCAAAAACTCCGAACTTTCACAAGAAGCAAAATGGAAAGATATCAGAGCTCCCACCACAAAGAATCATCTCATTCACATATATGTTTCTGAAGTTCAAAAGAAGAACGAATTAACTGCATTCGAAGCAGAGCAATTACAATCATGCATCGCAATTGGCCTTCTCACAGAAAAACTACTCCCAGAAGACATCACTCTTGATGCTGAAAATGTCAGAATTGAAGATATCAAACATATTCAACATGGTCCAAACGGATTTCATATTGACAGAAACTTTCAAGTACCTCTAATTGGATGTAAGACTGCAGCTGTCAGTACACAGAAATCAGCAACTCTTGGATGGAGCAAATACGTCGAAGCATATAACTCACATCTCAAGGCATGCAATGTCTGATTCATAGCTTATAAAGCTAGAAATCATCATTCATCGTGAATTTTCACGGTAGCATCAGCAAGACCATCAGGATGGTCTTTAGGAGGACTCAAGCCAGACTTGCTAAGCTCCTGTGCTAGACCTTTCACAGCACCTTGTAGCATTGATCCAATATCGAGACCTGCAAGGGTTGATGTTCCACCAGGAGACGAGACACTCAGTGTTTGTGAGCTTTGTTGTGGTTGAAGCCACGACAAGAACTCTTTGACGACGAAGGCGATGATTGCCAATTGGCAAACGTAAGAAATAAGCGAACCAATTATCTCCAACATAAATGTCAGTTGCCTCTTTAACCAAGGAACAGGAACTTCGAGAATTGAAAATCAGTTCAAGTCTCAAAAAGTGCACATTCACACATGATTACAGGGATGCCAAGGATGTCAAAGAGTTACTTTTAAAGACAGATCTCGAGGAAAAGTTCTTTGAAGGCAATGTCATGTTAGCCATATTTTGCATTTTTGATACACTCCTATTTTCGCCAGAACCTGAAACCTCAGGTATTCGCGAAACTAACATCAAAATAGATCAGATATTCAAAGATCTACGTCGTATTGGAGCAGAATCTGCTGAAGGATACGCATTAATGACTGATTTTGATGAAGTTGCTAAGCTCTTCATCATTAAGATCAGTCGTCATGCACAACAAGATGGTCTATATCATGAGTATTTTATTGGAGCAGCTGGTACCAACAACCTTCGCAGAAAGATCCCAAACTATGCTTATATTCTTGGAACATTCAAATGTCTACCTCCAACAGTTAATCCTGACAAGAGCGTTTCACACTTCTGTGGTAGAGGTGACCATAAGTTTTACACAAACTATGTCATATATGAGAAGATTCCTGGAGTTCCTGCCAACAAGTTACAGGACATTTCACTAAAAGAAGGAGTAGTACATGCAACATCAATACAATATTTGAGCTGGATCATACAGATTGCCTTTGCTCTCCAATTAGGTGTTGAAGAATGTGATTTCACACATTATGATTTACATGATGATAATGCACTATTGAGACCATTCCAAAAGAATGGACGTGAAGTGAAATCATTCTATATCCCATATCCTGGACCCGAAGGTCAAATATTGTATGTCAAAACAAATCGTATTGTTACATTCATTGATTATGGTAGATCGCATATTATGGCCAATGGTCAACATTTTGGTGTTTTTGGATATGAGCAATATGGTGTATATCATAACAAATCTCGACCTTGGTATGATTTTTATAAGGTTGTCATGTTTTCATTATATCGTATGAAAGAAACAGGTAACAAGGCTTTGATGCATCTCTTACCTTTAATTCGCATTATGAAGAGCGAATATGATGTTATGACAGATGAACAATTATTAGTTGTCCTAGAAGGCAATCAAGGTACTGAAGAAGGTGAATTCTATGAGTTTAGTCCAACCATAACAAAACAAGAAAAAGAAGAAACATTGTGGGATGCTTTGGTCATGATTGAGAACGCATTTCCAAAAGAATGGAGTAATATAGTCTTCGATAAACCCAATTCAGGTGAAGAGGTTTTGCGATGTGAACAGTTTTGTCCATCTGTTTCAGAAGTCGAAACTTCACTCACTAATACAGCAAAGAATCTTAAGGATATCACAAAAGATTTTGAATCCTATCCTAGATCTTCTCATGTAGTTCAGATGTCTGCAGCATTATCTTCAGAAGTTGAATCAAAATTCCTAAATCGTGTGAAGAGTTTAAGAGTTGATATTGTCTCTAGATTAGACGAACTTAGCAAATCAGAAACCTTTGGTCTTCCAAGACAGTTGACATCAGATGACTTTCAAGGTTTAGTATCAACCTTTATTGAACCCAATATCGAATTAAACACTCTTATCGAATCATATCAAACTCAATTGAAGACATTGCAAGAACATCACACAACAACATTACAACTTAAGGATATCAAGTATTTAGAATTACCTGTGTCATACGGTAAGTGGAAGAAACAATATGCAGCATTGACAGATAAGTTCTCAAGAATGATAGTACCTGCAAACAAACAATTGATGAAGACTTCACTTCTTGAAGAAATGTAAATAATCGTTGTTCATATGAACAACGATTATGTCAAGCGAACTTCCAATCTCGAATTATCCTTCTGAAATAAGATTTTGTTAGAGCTGTCGGATTATCGAATGTAATCTTTCTCTGTTCTATCATATCCGAATTAGATATACCAATGGCTATACTGTCTATGTCATAAGCAAAAAAGAAATATCCTGATTCTCCCGATCCGAAACCATATGATTGAGGTTCATCCTTTGATCCTATGAACATGTGTTCTGGTTTTGCTGTGAATTCTGGCCCAATTTCAAAGTCTAATTTTATATCACCTTCACTATAGGATATTATGACTCCGGCAATCTTATCATTCACTTTTTCTATCTCGATGCTGAACATTTCTTATTGGCTCTTAAGATTTGCCAAAGTCTTTTTACATTGAAATATGTTTAAATTAACGTCACACGGTAAATAAAGATGGCAGAAGTAGAGTTAAGCAAACCAGAAAAACATGTATTAGCGGCAGTATATCAGATGTCTACATCAAATCTTGCTACTGAATATGATACCGAGGAATCAGTCATGTTAGAACTAATCAATCTCAAATCCTATCTTAGAACACAAGCCATGGCCTTAGGTTTAACTGGCATATTAGCAGGTATACATTCAGCTCTCATCATAGAAGAATTAGATGATGCAGATGTTTATGATCTTATCTTATATGCTGATATCATGAGATACAAGATTCCTGATCACATTCGATTGAAGGAAACACAAATGGAAATAGCACAATATCTTCTCCAACAGATGCAACAATTTCGAGAAGAGCTCAGAGTTCATGCATATCAAGCCAAATGCTTCTTTGCACAATATGATGACAAGCTTCCTTCATTTCCGGGTATTCTATATTGGGAAAGATGTCCAACCATGCTCGAACTTCAAGACAATGGAATCGAATGTCACTATCCTATGATTGGAGCTCTCACAGATGACACACTAGTTGAGAGATTCAACTTTCGAGAACTCGCAGTTTTAGCAACATTATTGAATGTAGTCAGAATTGAAGAATTGAAGTCAAGATATGACGATGCTGAAGACTATCTTGAAAACACTTTCAAGCTCAAAGGTCTAATGAATGTTAAGGATATCACAGGATTCATTATTTTCTGTTTGGATGATTTGAAGCTAGATCCGAGAGGGTTCATAACTCCTCTCGGTCCAGAAATGTTAGTCATTGAAGATTCTGAAAACACATCAATTAGCATTAATGACAACAATTTCATTGAGTATGACGATTTGATTGAAGTGGCCACAGCAGAGGGTATAGTTTGTAGACTAACTAAAGCTCAAGGTGCATATAAACCCTATAACATCTTATGGGAAGAATATACAGTATCGCAATTATCTGAAACCTTTGTCACATCAGTTGGCGAGCATAGGTGTATATTAGATGGTATTGAAAGTCAAGTCGGATTTAATGATATAACATTGTGCAGTGGAGAAAGGGTTTCAGAGCTTTCAGATGTAGCACTAGCGAATGAATTGGTCTATTATGGATTTCGAGATGGTGTATCTAAGTTGAGAGTCTATTCATTCAATGAGCTTAATATGACTTTTTCAGAATTAGAAGATATATATGAACCTCATTCGGTTAGATTGAATGCAGAGAATGTCAGCTTATGGAGAAAGTTCTCAAGGAGATCAATTCAGAGACTATTGAGAACTGTGCTACCAATGAAGAAGCATTCACAATATTTTCAAAAGTTGACCAATACAATTGTTGAAATATTGGGACGTTCAAACATTTCAGATGTTGCAAAGAAGCTTCAATTAGAAACCATAGCCTTAATCACTGGAACATCTGATGAAACAAGAACAGCATTCAAGAGTGCTCTTATCATGATGCATAGAACAGGGAATATGTTGGATGATGTTAACGTTCTATCTCCAGATAATCCAGATGGGTTCAAAAACAATAATGCTAAGAGTCTCATCATCGTGTTGCAAGACAGAATATCATTAATAGGAGAAGAATCAGTGTATCTCAATAGACTTCCTATTGTCAAAGAATGGTATGATCAACAATTCTTTTCTTATGAAGATACTTCATACTATATTGGGAATTATCTAGACATAATGTTAAGCATGGCCAAGCTCGGATTATTCAGATGTTTGAAGCAAGCAGGTGTATATTTGAAATCGACAGCTATTACATATTATAACGCAATATTTGACATTGATCTCCTCGGAGTTAGCATTGAATATGAATACACTAGCTCCGTATATGAGGAAGAGACAGGAGGTGCTATGCTAGAATTATACAACGTTCAAAAAGAATGAAAACTAAATATAATCCATTCGTTCAAGGAAAAAGAACAAATGGAACTAACATTGAGCAATTTTCGTTATCACGAGAACAACACAATACGCCTCAATTCTGGAGTAACATTAGTATGCGGATCTTCTGGCGCAGGTAAGACAACCATTCTAGAAGCAATATATCACGCATTGTATGGAAAACTACAAAAGGTGATGCATCATAATGCTAAGAGATGCTCAGTAACCTTGAAACTTCCAGGTAACGTTACTATATTTAGACAAGCAGGTCCAGGTCTTATCAGATTGACTTATGAAGGCAATATGTATGAAGGAACTCAAGCTCAAGAAATCATCAATGACATGTTTGGAGACTTCAATCATTTCTTAGCATCATCATATGTGAAACAAGGTGAGAGATGTGTCTTGTTTGACGGTACATCTGAAGAGAAGCTCAGTCTCATTAGATCTATCAGCTTCCCTGATGATAAGTCAGTTCGAATTCAAGAGAAAACTAAGAGTGAAATCAAACTCGCTGAAGCTCTTGAACAACAATTGTTACTCAAAGTCGCTGCTCAACAAGCTCTTCTCGAAAACTTCAAAAAGCAAAACCCCACCATGATCGATGGTTCCATTGATTTCTCTCAACTCAACGTTGATGAAATGTCATCACAATCGGACAGTCTTACTCAAAGGATAGCAGTACTCAAAACTAAACATGTTGAGGTTGCTCGAAAAGAAGAGCGTGTAAAAACACTCCATCAAGTTCACTTTGAAGATGTCAATGTCGAAGGAATAGCAGAGAGAGTAATTGGGTTTGAGGACCAGATAAAAGCAGAGAATGCTAAGATTAGAGCTGTTGTTGAAGCTCGAGCAATTAGGGCTGCATTCGAACGTGTGGAGGTGGCTAGAATGCAAAGACTAGAATCACTAGACTTGAAAGAAAAAGAGAAGGTTGGATTGTCAATTGATCTGAATCTCTTCACTATTGAAACTATTGCAGCTGAGATTCAACGTATCAATGAAAGTAAAACCCAAGAAAGACGAGCTTCAGAGATACTCAATAGATTTTCTGTGAAAGATATCAACGATCTTCGAAATAAAGCTTCAGATGTTGCAAGACAGATTCGAGAACTACGAGGACATCTCACCACATTGACTACATCTCTTGATAATATTAAATGGAATGAATCGCAGAAGAGCCTTCTAGCATGTCCGAAATGCTCAACAGCATTGAAATTCGAAGGAGGAAAATTGTGTGCCGCAGAAGGTCACGTCATTCAAGTTCGTCAAGTTGAAATGCCAGATGCAAGCGAAATTAAAATAAGACAGAAACAAGAAGAGATGGCAAAAGTTGAAAGTGAAAGAGATGCTCTATCTGCAGCACAAACAGAGTATGCTAAGTTTCAACAGAATGCTGCACTTACAACATCTAAACCAGAAGATGACAGACTCATCAAATGCTCGAGATTACTCGAACTCACGAATCTTATCGAACGTGAAAAGAAGGAAGTGGAAACATTTAATTCTCAAACATTCCAGCCTGCTGATGTGTCTTGGAATGAAGAAGAGTGCAAGACTATAATTGCTAAACTTGAAGAGGAAAGGACTGTCATGAGAATCACGCTTGACAAATATGAAGCTAAGAATAGACATATGCAACAACTTCAAGAAGCAACTGAAGCTTTGGGTTCTGAGAAATCTGAACTCATCAAAGCAGATCTCGATGAATGTGAATTGAAGCTTTCTGATGTTAAGAAGAAACTTGAGGATTGCAAGAAATATGACACTTTGTGTGAATTGACAAAGAAATATGAAACTGAGAGAAAAGATGCTGACCTGGTAAATCAACGTCTAGTAAATCTTGGTGAACTCAAGACTATCGCAAAACGTGTAGAGCGTGAAATTATGGAGACTACAGTAGGATTGATTAATGGTGCTATGGCGAATATTCTGAAAGTCTTGTTTCCCTCAGAAGGTAAGGATGATAGTCCTATGGTTGTGCAATTTAAGACAGAGAAAGCTGCTAAGAAGGGCAGTAAAGTCATGGATCGATGTTCTACGACTATATATTATAGAAATGTAACATATGATGATCCAAAACAATTGTCTGGAGGTGAGAAGGATCGAGTATCATTGGCAATGATGTTAGCATTGAACACAATGTCAGACTCGAACCTCATATTGCTTGATGAGACATTGTCAACCTTGAATCAAACACTCAAGCTTGACATCATTGAGCTATTGAAACAGATGTGTGGAAAGGAAAAGACATGCATCCTCATAGATCATAATGCAACAAAAGGAACCTTTGATCATGTCATTGATCTCGATGATCAACTATAAGACTAAGTTATTCATATCTCAAAATATGAATAATGCTTCATTTGAGAACATCCATACTATTTACTATTGCTAGTGTCTCTGCTCTTAGATACATCTCTCCAGAATTCTTACATATAGGATAGGATATACCATAACGTATATCTCCGATTTTTTGAATTATGTGATCATCACATACAATTATCGCATTTCTGAATATAATGTCTCCAAATGTTTTGCCTTCTACATCTGTGAATCTAAAATCTGTATAGTCTCTTTTTTGAGGAAGTTTAAATTCAACCTTGACTCCAATCATATTGTGTGGACCCCACATTTTGATATGATATACCTCGCTGATGAAATCGACGGAATTCATCTTTTACAAGATGAGATATAATATATCTCAACTCAATTGCTTCGGGTCTCAACAGAAGAACCATATAACAGATAGTAGAAGAACAATTAAGATAGCATCAGTTGCAGCACTAGAAGGTTTGCCTGCTTCAGCAACAGCTTCTCCATGTTCATGACAAACTCGAGGACAAGTAAAGACATAAGAAGATGATGAAAATGTATCCATCGAAGTGGGATTCCCTATGGTACATCTGCCACTATTATCAACACGATGTGATGGACATTCATCGCACGTTGGTACAATATAACCTTGACAATCTCGTACGGAACTAGAAGCACAGTCTAGTGACATTGTTGGGCCTTGCCAATAACCACTGCAAGTATTTGCAGGCATAGCAATAATGTAGTCAGGGATACCTTGACAAGTTGTTGAACTAGCCCAAACCTGAATACTAGCCCAATCAGGATCGAATATGACTGCTCCAGGACATGTTGTGATGACACCAGTTATGTTGATAAAGTTAGTGCAATACGGTTCTCCAAATGAAGCGCAGTCTCCATTTGATGCAAGCTTGACAGTAGGCTTTCCGGAACAGCTAACATCATTAGAGTAATATGTTCTAAGTACAGCATCACTGCTGACCAAAAGGGTAAAGAAAGGTAAGAAGAAAAGCATATTTGTTTTATGTTTATATGATGAAAATCTAAATTTCAATCATACATATTTTCAGGATGATAATTATTGTGGATCTTCTTGTGTCCACACTTTGGTTCCTCTTGTTTCCCATACCATGTTTATCACTAATTTCAACACATTGCGATCAATGTCTAGGATCTTCTGCTTTCTCAACCCGAAAAGAATTGTAGTTGCCTTCAAGCATTTCTGCCAGCCTTTTCGGTTGTGCTTCAAATAGGTCTCAACTTTCTCACCTTGTTCAGACCACGTGAAAACTCCGCTTTCCTCCAAACTGAAAGAGATAGGTTGATATGCCCAAGGAAAATCAACCCAGATCTCTTGGAGATGAAAGTTGTTGGCAAGTGTGTCTACCAAAAGTTCAGACAAAAAATCATTCACTTCGTCCAAAACTATGTGGGCTTGAGTTGCGTCAACATGATTCATATCAATATCAATACGTTTGACAGAAGAATTATGCAACATTTCCCAAAGCAGAGGGCATTCATCTATGAACATGATTTCTATCTCTTTGAGATCAGACAGGAAAGGATATGAAGTAGTAGGATTACTAGAAGCCATTTTGAGCATGATGAGAAATTCTATTGCGTGAGTTGTGTCTTGCATTTCATCTCCAAAAATCAACTTCTTGACTTTCAAAAGACGGCAAAGGTGAGCTAACACAATGCGATGTTCATCTATCCAGCTGCTAGATAGCCAACGCGGGATCTGAAGAACTTCGACATGCGTACCAAAATGCTTAGCATTTGAGAGATAGTCTGCGAGTTGAACACAGGACATTTTGTTTATATCGAAATCAAAATTACGAGTATCACTTCTTCACTGAAATGAATTTGAATCTTTTATTCATATCAAAGTGAAATGGCTACTAATACGGATTGGCAAAAATGGCTCAAGGAAAATCGAGTTCAAGATAAGCCTCCGAAGACTGATTATATCATGGGATTGGGATCACTTGACACTTCTGAGATGTTTGACTGTTGTGGGAACTTCATCTTTGCTGCGTTTGAACCGAAGGTATACAAATACGATGATGACAAAGATAACTAAGGAGATCAAGATAAGCATTGTAAAATCTATTCTATCTTTCTCTTTCTGCAGTGCTTGAGGTTTCATATGTTTTAATTCTTCAAAACGAGGAGGACCTCCTCTTTTTAAATGATTCATCCATGCTACCATTGACATCATTTACGGATAAAGTGAAATCTGAGTTATTTTCCATTGCTTTATAAAGCAATGAAAAGAATCATCTACATAGAAGGAAATATTTCGTCAGGTAAATCAACTGTTTTGAGAGCATTACAAGACAAGGGATATTCCGTCTTTGAGGAACCATTGGAAGTATGGCAGAATCGTTATGTGGAACTTGATGGTTCTAATATTCTTGGAAAGTTTTATGGTGATATGAGTAGATGGTCTTTTCAACTGGAAGTTGCTGTCATGACTACACGTATTATCAAACTCGTTGAAGCTCTTGAATCACCATCTGATATCGTAATCTTAGAGAGATCACCAATGGTTGACAGAAACGTGTTTGCACCTAATATTTATGAAATTGGAAAGATGACAGAAATGGAATGGAAGATCTATCTCGATTGGTATAACTTAGCTCGCTTCTTTATCAATATAATTTTAGAAATGCATCATGTAGAAATGATCTTTGTCAATACTACACCTGAAGAATGTTATCGTAGAAAATGTATTCGTGACAGAATAGAAGAATCTACAGTTCAGCCTGACTATTTTGGTCAATTACATGAAAAACATGTGAATTGGCTTATCAAAGGAGATAGATTGGAACATAAAGTTCATAGTATCGACGGTAATGAGACAAAAGAAGGTGTTATGTTGCAAATCGACCAACTCATTGCGAAGGAGCATTCTTTCTATGAACAATCAAAAGCTAAAAAAGCTCCACATGATTGTACATATACATTGCAAATGACAAAGCGTCTCAAAGATTTTATCAATGAGTCAAGGAAGAGTGCAGGTCTCGAAGTCGCAAATTAAGATATTGTTGAAGACAACAATGCCTTAAAGAAATGGATTGTAAGGTTTCCTTAGACCTTAAAATTCAAGAATGATGATATAAATGGATGATGATGTGATGCAAGGAGATGAAGAAGGAGAAGAACAACATTTGCAATTCAAAATACTATTTGTTGGAGAAGCAGGTGTAGGTAAGACTTCCATTGTCAATAGATATTCAACAGGAATATTCACCCAGTTTTACAAAGCTACCATTGGTTGTGATTTCGCGAGTAAGCAGATCAGATGGAATGATAAAACCGAAATAATGCTACAATTATGGGATCTCGCTGGACAAGAGAGATTTGGCACACAAGTTAATGTTTGGTTCAGAGATACGGATGCAATCATATATGTCTATGACATCACAGATGTGAAATCGAAAGACTCAATACAAAAATGGAAGGCACTAATTGAAGATAAGGCTAAGAGACGTGATGGAAGTGATTGCAATGCTCCAAGCATATTAGTTGCAAACAAAGTGGACCTATTGAAAGGAGAAGAAAGACCTTTGAATGATACTATTGATATTGAAGCCAGATCACAAGGTCACAAAGCAGGATTCATGACAAGCGCAGTCACTAATGAAAACCTTGATGAAGCAGTTAAGCTCTTAATCATACATATGTTAGAGATTCAGAAGTCTACTTTTAAACACAAGGATGATGAATCTCTGAAGTTAACATCTGATATTGTGATTGCAACAAAACAACCAACAAGCTATTGTGGAGGAAGATGTTGAAAATAATCAAAATTTGCATGTCGATTGACATGCAAAAGATATATTATAACCAATATTTTGTTCTCCTAACATTCCATAACATAGCAACAATAATATTCATTATATCACGGTTCAGAATGATTAGTTTCTTCTTGACCAATCCTAGAAGCGTTATGATTGCCATTTGACATTTATGCCAAACTTGGATATTTCTATCTAATATATGGCTCAATTTCCTTCTGTAATACGAACTCTCTGCAGATTCAGTAACGATCTTGGGAAGAGTAAACGATACTTTTATTAAGTGAAAATCATCAAATTTAATACTTTCTGTGATGCCCCACATGATATCTTCACATGGATTGCGTGTATTACTTTTTATATTCCATTTAATGCTCATTGCTCTAGAGTGAATAATAAATTGACGAGCAAGTCTTTGGACTTCGTCTAAATAGTCGATTTCAATGAATTTAAGGTATGGAAGATCTCCTTCACAAGATTTAGGTATTTTGTCAAGATTTCCTATACGATAAAAATCTTTTCGAAACGCAAAATGTATCTTTTTAACTCGGTATTTGTTACAAAGAAAAATCATTGCTGATAAGCTATTTTTCCATCTAAAATCATTGCTGTTATATATCACAAGTTCATCTATTACGTCTATTTGTTTTCCTTTTTCTAAATCTGACAGTAAAGTTTCTAATGCTATCATGTTTAGATTGAAAATGATCAAAATTTGCATGTCGATTAACATGTAAAAGATGAATGAATTTGCAACACGTATGCTCACGATTACTATAGGTGCCATCTTTGGCATTTTCATGGTATCATACAATCTTTTGACTAAGATCTTCTTCTTCGGGAGTATTCTATGTCTATCTTATTTTGAATTTGCTTGTGGAATGAGAAGTGAGAAATTGAGTGCCATTGATTCTACTATGCTATTCGTCCTATGCCTTGTTAATACGTTTGGTATGTCTCTATTTCTCATATATGGATATGAAATCATGAACAGTGCCATT